CAGGGGTGGTGGCACTACTCCAACACCTGAAAAGATAGACTACACTACATACGAACCAGATGAGTTACTAGAAGCTTTTGATAAAAACAGAAAGACACGTATAGCACTGACAGCTTTGGGTGCTGTTAATCCTTTGATTGCTCTATTCGGTCAGGGTGCAACAAGAGCACAAGAAAAAGAAATAATAGCTGCAATGGAAGCTAAAGGTATTAAACCACCAGAAAATGAGGCAACTGTTCTAGACAACATTACAGACTTTGTTTCTGGTCTATTTGGTAAAGACAAACAAGAAGTAAAGAACACTATAGTACAAAAATCAGATGATAAAACTGCAGCTAGTGTAGCACCTACTGAATCACCTAGACCAGTAGCTAGACCTAAACGTCCATTAGATAGTTTTAGAAAATCTGAACAACAAGAAGTAGATAAAATAAGACGTGCAAGAGAAAAAAGAAAGAAAAAAGGAGTTAGTCCTGCAGAGACAAAAAGATTAAGGCAAGATGCAGGTACAGGTAGAGGTGCATTTGCTAAACGAACTCAGAAAACCACCAAAGACTCTAAAGGAAATGTACGTAATATTGGAGGAAGAAACGAAGGTGGACTAATGAATAAAAAGGGCGACAAGTAAACAATAACTATAAGGCTACCCAGGAATGGTTCCTGGCCCCAACATAAAGGAGAACTTTAAATGCCTGAACTAACTGCAATGGAAAAACCTAAAATAGCAGGTTTTGTAGATCGTGGATTTAACCACGCTAAAAAACAAAAACAGATGGAAGAAGCAGAGGCAGAGATTGCCCGACTAGAAGCAGAGGCTCGTGGTGAAACAGTCGAAGAACAAGAGGAATCCAGTAGCGAGGATACTGAGAACACCGAAGTTCAAGCCTCAGATGATTCCAAACAAGAAGAAACCCCAGAGGAAACCAAAGCACAGGAAGACGATGACAGCGAGTTAGATGCTGAAGAGAAGTCTTTTAAAAAACGCTATGGTGATATTCGCAAACACTTAGCTGCTAAAGAAAAAGAGTGGCAAGAAAAGTTTGAAGCTCTAGAGAAAAAGAGTAAACACGAAGGTATCGTTCCTCCTAAGTCTGATGAAGACATAGAAAAGTGGGCGCAAGAATATCCAGACGTAGCAGGTATTGTTGAAACAATTGCAGCTAAGAAAGCTCAAGAGATGTTCAACAAGGCTGAGACACGTCTACAAGAATTAGATGAAGCACACTCTGAGGCTCAAAGAGTAAAAGCAGAGAATGTTATTCGTAAGACTCACGAAGACTTTGATGAACTAAGACAGTCAGATAAGTTTCACAACTGGGCAGACGATCAACCCAAGTGGGTTAAGGATGCACTCTATGAAAACATGGATGATCCTGCCTCAGTTATACGTGTGATAGATCTATACAAGATTGACAACGGTATGACCGTAGCAGCTAAAAAGAAGTCTAAGAAAGCTGCAGCATCTACTGTTGCTAAAGGAACTCGTACTTCTGTAGACGCAGAGGGTGTACAAGGACAAATAAAAGAGTCTGATGTAGCCAGAATGTCTAACAAGGAGTTTGAGGAAATGCAGGACAAAATAAACGAAGCTATGCGTACTGGCAAGTTTGTTTATGATATGTCTCGTTCTGCATGATAATTAGTTGACATATTTAAAGTCATCTATATAACTACTCGTATCTGACTTGAAGCCTCCGTAAAGGACCACCTTCAGAGATACATTTAACCCAAAAGTCTAAACTACAAAGAACTACCTGGACAAGTATAGGCCCAGTGGTATTCGGTAGCGCAACCCAATACTTTCTGCACCCTAGAAAACGTACAGCCTCTTTCAGGTGTTTAAGCTTTATTCCCAAAGCCAAATATCATGGAGGATTTAACAATGGCTTTTCAAACCGCATCGGGTTATGGGAATCTGCCTAACGGTAATTTTAGTCCTATAATCTACTCCAAGAAGGTACAGCTTGCTTTCCGTAAAGCTGCTACTGTAGGAGATATAACTAACTCCGATTATTTCGGAGAGATCAGCGCACAAGGTGATACTGTGCGTATAATCAAAGAGCCTGAAATCTCAGTTCAAGCTTATGCTCGTGGCACAACAGTCACAGCACAAGACCTTGACGATGAAGATTTTCAGTTAGTCGTAGACAAAAGCAACTACTTTGCTTTTAAGATGGACGATATTGAAGAAGCTCACTCACATGTGAACTTCATGCAACTTGCAACAGATCGTGCAGCTTACAGACTAGCTGATCAGTATGACCAAGAAGTTCTTGGTTATATGTCAGGTTTTAAGCAAACTTCTTTACATGCACAAGCAGACACAGTTAATGACAGTGTAAACGGTTCAAAAGCTGTGACTACCGCAGGTTCAGACGAATTGCTTACAAGCATGAAACTCCGTAAGGATTCATTCGGTAACATCACAACAAGCTCTGCAGGAGATCACTCAATTCCTGTCGTAGCACGTTTACCAGGTGCAACTGCTTTGCCAACAGCTACAGTTTCACCTGCAATGGTTGTTGCAAGAATGAAAAGATTGCTTGATCAACAACAAGTTGATACACAAGGACGTTGGCTCGTAATTGACCCAGTGTTCATGGAAATCCTATCAGACGAAGACAGCCGCTTCATGAATGGAGACTACGGTGAGTCTGGTGGACTTCGTAACGGTCTTGTAATCAACAACTTTCATGGCTTCCGTATGTACGTGTCCTCAAACCTACCTGCTGTAGGTACAGGCCCAGGTACAACAGGATCAGCAAACCAAAATGCTAACTTTGGTGTGATTGTTGCTGGACATGATTCTGCTGTAGCAACTGCAGAGCAGATCAACAAGACAGAAACATATCGTGACCCTGACAGCTTTGCTGACATTGTTCGTGGTATGCACCTATATGGTAGGAAGATTCTTCGTCCAGAAGCAATCGTAACTGCTAAATACAACGCTGCGTAAGAAGGGAGATTGAACAATGGCTACTATTTCAATGAGCACGAACTCAGCCTCTACTTCCAACAATGGCGGTACTGGCAACAAGCAGCTTCGTGGCAGCTTAGTTACTTTACAAAATGATATAGATCTTGCAGATGCTATATTACAAAACGGTGGTACTGCACTAGCAGCCAATGATATCATTGAGGCTATTGCTGTCCCTGCAAACACTTTGATCCTGCATGCAGGTTTTGAAGTTGTAACTGCAATGGCAGGTACTACTACAGACTCTTCAATCCACGTTGGTATCACAGGAACAGACGTAGACATTTTTGCTACGGCATTTGACCTAGACGGTGCATCAGTAGGAGATCACACTCCTGCTATTACATCTTCAGGTGTATGTTCTAACTTACCAGTGTTCACTGCATCAGCAGACACTATTGACGTAGAAATTCATGCGTCAGGTGGAACTATAACTGGTGGTATTATTCGTGTATACGCTGTATGCGTAATGATGGATGATATAACACAATCTAAATCTGCTAGTGAAGTAGACCGAGATTTACTCGCATAAAAATAACTTTAGGGGCTGCTTTAGGGTAGCCCCTTTAGAACATCTAAATGATACTCAAAGCTAAAAATAAATTACCTGATTGGGATATTAGAGCATTTAATTTAAATGAAGTATATTCACAAATGGATGACGCTGCTTTAGCAGATAGAAACTTTAGGGCTGCTATAGAAAAATCATTAGATAATAATGGAATGCTTTGGCCTCCAATAGTTTGGTCACAAGAAACTTTTCTGGTTTATTATAAAGAGCAACCCCATAGACAAGATCGTACTAAACCTGTAGATATAGATTTTAAATATCGTTGTGCTATAGGAAATAATAGATTTAACTATGCCAAAGAAAATGGGTATAAACAAATAGAATGCGTTTATGTTTCAAATTGGCAAGACAAAGATGCAGTATTAGAAGTAACTAAAATGGAATACTGCGTAGACTTTTAAAAAGGAAATCCAAACATGGGCATTACAACAGCAATGTGTACAAGTTTTAAAGGTGAACTTCTTGGGGGTACTCATGATTTGGATACCCACACTTTAAAACTTGCACTTATTAAAAATTCACCATCAGGCACATATGGTGCGGCAACAACAAATTATTCAGATGTTACTGGTAACTCAGATGAAGCTACTGGTACTGGTTATTCTGCAGGTGGACAAAACCTAGATGGTGCAACTATTTCAACAACAGGTACTACAGCCATTGTTGACTTTACTGATGAAGTATTTTCAAACGTAACTACATCAGCAGATGGTTGTATTATTTATAATTCATCAGCTTCTAATAAAGCTATTTGTGTAATTGATTTTGGTGGTACAGTTAGTGCTACAGCAGGTGATTTAACTATTGAGTTTCCTGCTGCAGGAGCATCTACAGCAGTAATACGTATTGCCTAAGAGGTAAGTTATGGCAGTTGTAGCTTCCTCTGCTTTATATGGAACAGGTGTATACGGAGGTTCTACCTTTGGTACTCGTAATGTTTCTTTTGCTTTAACAGGCGTATCAGCTACAAGTGCAGTTAATACTGTAGAAGCAAAAGTAAGTGAAGCATTACAAAGTGTAAGTGCCACTGGTTCTGTAAACACCGTAACTGTAAATATACAAGAAGATGTAACTGGTGTATCAGCTACAGGTTCAATAAATACTGTAGGTATAGGTAACTCTACTACACTAACAGGTGTTTCAGCTACAGGTGCAATAGAAGCAGTATCTGCTGGTGGTTTTGAAATTGATATTACTGAACGTATTAGCACAGGGGTAAGTGCTACAGGTTCTGTAAATACTGTTACAGTAAACGTAAAAGAAAAACTAGCTGGTGTAAGTGCTACAGGTTCTATCAGTGCAGTACAACCAGTTGTTAGTTTTTCAGTAACTCTTACTGGAACTGAAGGTACACTACAACTTGGCAGCATTGAAGCTAAGACAAATGAAAAACTAGACAGTGTATCAGCTACAGGTTCTATTGGTACACCTACTTTACACACTGTTGCAGGTTTAACTTCTACAGGTATGACAGGAACTATAGGTTTTGCCAGATCAAATGTAATAGCAGTACAATTTGATTATCAAGCAGTTGCACATTTATATAATAAAAGACGTACTATATTAATAGGTAGGGCTGCATAATGACTACAACAGCAGCAGAAAGAACAGCAAGAATACCTTTTCAAAATAGACTGGTTTTTGCAGAAGCTATAGATACAAACAGAACAGTAAGAGTTAGAGCACAGGATAGAACAGTTTTTGTAGAAACAAAACCTAAATCTATTGATAGAGTTGTATACGCAAATGAGGATTAATATATGAGCTTTCGTTGGCCTAGTAAAGACCCAGATGAAACATTAGACTATAGTGTAGATTGGTCACGATTTCTTGACACTGCTACTATCGTGTCAGTTATATGGTTTGTTAAATCATCTTTGTATAATACTAAAACAAGACTAAATGCAGGACAAAATTTAACTACTGCTTCAGGTGGTGCTACTACTGATAGCATACAAAATATATCTCAAACAAACACAAATACTGTTGCTACTATAAATATAGCTGGTGGACAAAATAATATAGAGTATACTTTCTTTTGTCAAATGACTGATAGTACAGGAAGTACGGCAGAGCGTAGTATTAAGATACGGTTAAAGGAACGATAAATGGCATATGATTATCTTGGACTTGTAAATGATGTAAATCGTAGGCTTAATGAAGTACCTTTAACTACAACAAATTTTGCTACAGCTAATGGTGAGTATGGAATGGTTAAGGATGCAGTTAATGCATCTATTCGTTTTATTAATCAACATGAATATGAATGGCCTTTTAACCATGTTACTGAAGAAGAAACACTTACCGCAGGTATAGTACGTTACACATTTCCTTCAGATGCAAAAACAATAAACTTTAATACTTTTAGAATTAAAAGAAATGATACGCTAGGTAATGAAACTAGAAAATTAAATGTATTATCTTATGAAGAATACCTTGACAGTTATGCAGATGTAGAGTATAATACGTCAACTTCTTTAAGACAACTACCAACTTATGTATTTAAATCACCTAGTTCAGAGTTTGGTCTTGTTAATCCACCCGATAAAGCTTATGAATTAGTCTACGAATATTATAGATTACCTGTAGATCTTATTAACTCAACAGATGTTCCTAGTATACCTGAACAATTTAGATATGTAATTGTAGACGGAGCAATGTATTTTGCTTACTTGTTTAGGGGTGAAAGTCAAGAGTCTGCAATGATGCAAGCTAGATTTGAACAAGAAATAAAACAAATGCGAAGTTTATATATTAATCGTTATGAATATCTTAGATCAACTATCTTAAATACAACAGTAACAACTTCAGCTAGAGTTTCTTAATATATGCCTTCAACTCGTCAAACATATCCGATTGAGTTTCGGGGTGGGCTTATTACTAATATGAGTCCTTTGCAGCAAGGTATTAATCTGCCCGGTTCTGCACGAATACTTAAAAACTTCGAACCTTCAGTAGAAGGTGGTTATCGTAGAATACTTGGTTTTAATAAATACGATAGTAATATCATACCACCATATGGTGCTCCTGTTGTAAGAGGTGCAAGTCAAACAGGTACAACTTTAAACATTGGTAATATTCGTAAATCACCAGAGGCAGGTGATACTTTTAAACTTATACATGCTACTGCCAATGTTAATGGTGCTACTTCTAGTACTACCGCATTAGTTCTTGATGGTAATTCTGGAACAATAGCTGTAGGAATGACTGTTACAGGTACAGGTATAAGTGGAGCTGTAACTGTAGCAACAGTAACTGACCAAAACAATATTGTGCTTTCATCAGCACAAACTTTAGGAGACGATACTGCATTAACTTTTTCTCAAACGTATACTATTGCAGCAGGTGCAGTTACATTTAATGATACAAATAATACAGCAGATTTAAGTTTAACTTCTAGTCTACTTGCATCACCTTTAAATGGAGATAGTGTAGATTTTTTAACTACTAGCTCTAATTATCTTGCTTTAGGTTGTGGTATATTTACAGATATAGTAATTGTAGCCAAAAACGAAAGTTTATATAAAACTTCTGGTTCTGGTTACGATCTTATAAATATTCCTTCGTATGGAACTGTACTTGTAAATGGGGCATCACAAACTGGTAGTAGTCTAGTAGTAGATGGTTTAACTGCTACACCACAAATAGGTGACGTATTTAAAATTGCAGGTGTAGATAAAATTTACACTTTAACTGCAACACCTACAGTTACTTCTGGTGGAGCTACAATGGCTATAGCACCTGCTTTAGCTAGTTCACCTGCAGATGATGCAGCTATAACTTTTTTAAGTACATCACGAGAAACTGCTGGTAAAACTAGATTTGCACGATATAACTATAGTGGAACAGAAAAAATTGCTATAGTAGATGGAACTAATGTTCCTGCACTTTATGATAAAAATATATTTACAGCACTTAATGATGCTCCTTCAGATGTAGCTGCTGCTAAATTTGTAGTAAACTTTAAAAATCAATTATTTTTTGCAAAAGATAATTTAATAACATTTACTGCTCCATATACTGATAATGACTTTACAGTTGCAAACGGTTCTGGTACAATATCTGTAGGTGCAGATGTAACAGGAATGATTGTTTTTAGACAGCAGTTAATTATATTTACTGAGTCTTCTATATTTCAACTTACTGGTAATACAATATTAGATTTTGCACTACAACCAATAACATTAGATATAGGTTGTGTTGACGAAGATACAATACAAGAAGTGGGTGGAGATGTAATGTTTCTTGCCCCAGATGGTTTAAGATTGTTAAGTGGTACAGATAGGATAGGAGACTTTGGATTAGCAGTTGTTTCTAAATCAATACAAAAAGAAGTTACAGATTTTGTTAATACAAATACTTCTTTTACAAGTGTTGTAATTAGAGGTAAATCACAATATAGAATATTAGGCTATAATAATAATATTGCAGAAGGGAATGCTCAAGGTATACTTGGAACACAGATGGCAGTTCAAGGTGGTGAAGGAATGGCTTGGGCAGACTTACGTGGTATACGTGCACATGTAGCAGATAGTAGGTTTTTTCAAAACTCAGAAACAATAGTATTTGCAAACAATGATGGTTATTTATACCAGATGGAGCAAGATAATAGTTTTGATGGCGAAAATATAGAAAGCTCTTTTGCTACCCCTTATTTACCAATTACTGATCCAAGAGTACGTAAAACATTTTATAAGATGTTTTTGTATACAGATCCACAAGGTAGTGTATCTTTTGATATGAGTCTTAAATTAGACTTTGACCAAAAGGACAGTATACAGCCAACAAGAATAAACTTTGACAATAATACAGGACAAGTTGCTTTTTTTGGTCAGGCAACATATGGATCAACAGCAGTATTTAGTAATAAACTATTAACACTATTTGAAACACAAGTTATAGGTTCGGGTTTTGTCGTATCTCTACAGTATACAACCGATAGCACAGACCCACCATTTTCATTAGATGCTATCACTTTAGAATACGGAACAAATACAAGAAGGTAAAAAACTATGGGAACAGGTTACACTAGAAACGATACAGCTAATAACATTGCTGACGGTAACGTTATCAATGCTGCAGATTTTGATGGTGAATTTGACGCAATTGAATCAGCGTTTAATTCATCTTCTGGTCACACACACGATGGTACATCTTCTGAAGGTGCGCCCATTGAAGTTGTTGGTCCAACGCAAGATGTAGTTATTACTGCATCAGCTTTACGCCCTAAGACAGATAATACTGTAGACTTAGGTACATCTTCATTGATGTATAAAGATGGTTTCTTTGATGGAACAGTTACAGTACACAGCTTAGTTGTTCTTGATGATGAGGGTACAGATGCTACAATTAAACTAGATGGTAACTATCCTGATGGTAGTGCTAACGTAGCTATGGGTTTAACTGCTCTTGATAGTCTTGATGGTTCATCTCCCGGTGGAAACAATATAGCAATTGGTAATGCTGCTCTTACTGCATTGACTACAGGAAGTCATAACATTGCCATAGGTTCATCTGCAGGTGATGCCTTAACAACAGGCGGTAAAAATATAGCTATCGGATTTGAAGCTTTATCAACAGAAGATGGAAATGGTGAAAGTACTGCTATTGGTTATCAAGCACTTAAAACACAGAATGCAGGTGCATCTGGTTTAAACGTAGCAGTTGGTTATCTTGCAGGTACAGCAGTTTCAACAGGTGTTAAAAATACATTGTTGGGTGCAGAAGCAGGTGATGCTATTAATTCAGGTGGGTCAAATGTTGCTGTAGGATACAATGCTTTAACAGCTACAACTACTTCAAGTAGTAACACAGCAGTAGGTGCTGATGCACTAAAAACAAATGTTACAGGTGCATCTAATGTTGCAGTTGGTAACACTGCATTAGAAGTAGCGACAGGAAGTAACAACACAGCAATAGGTAAAGATGCAGGTAATTTAATTACTTCAGGTGCAGCCAACACTATTATTGGACAGTTTGATGGTAATCAAGGTACACTACAAACATTAGACATTCGTACTTCTAGTAACCATATTGTATTATCTGATGGTGCAGGTGAGCCTAGAATAGTTGTAGAAAATAATGGTAGAGTTCTTGTAGGAAATACAAGTGCTATTCAAGTAGGAAATGGGCAACACGTTTTTCAAGTAGGTAATACAGATGCTAATATTTTTTCTACATTAAGATATAGTAACTCTTCAGGAGGATCACGTATTACTCTTGGTCACACACGTAGTGCTTCAGTAGGTACAGTTGGAACTGCAGTTGTAGACAATGATGTTTTAGGTCAAATAGATTTTGCAGGTGATGACGGATCAGATGTAGTTACTATTGGTGCAAGAATTAAAGCAGAAGTTGATGGCACTCCATCCTCTAACAATATGCCATCAGCACTTACATTTTCTACTTTTGAAGCTAGTGGTTCTTTAACAGAACGTATGCGTATTACAGATACAGGTGAAGTTGGAATTAATTCAGCTACACCAGTTGCCGCATTGCACATAGCCGATATAGGTACAACTGGACCTGCTGTATTTATTGCAGGTGGTAGTGGAACAGAAGGTGATATAACCTTTCCACATGATGAAAATGCTGACATAGGTCATTGGAACACAAGTAGTAATACTTTTACATCAAGAATACATATTGATACTAGTGGTAATGTTGGACTTGGAACTAACTCACCTAGTGTACCTTTAGATATTCAACATGATACTGATAATACTGGTATTAATGTTTCTTTATTTAGCACGACCCAAGGTGCAGGATCAACTTTACGTTTAGCTCATTCTTTAAATGATACAATCGGAACACAAACTGCTGTTACTGTTAATGACACTCTTGGAAAGATACTTTTTTCTGGGTCAACTGGTTCGTCTTTTTATGATGGTGCAGCTATTATTGCAGATGCAACTCAAAATTATACTGGCTCAAATGCAGGTACAAGACTAGAGTTTTATACCACAAGTAATTCAACACAAACTTTGTCTGAACGTATGCTTATAGACCATGATGGAAATGTTGGAATAGGAACTAGTACACCTTCATCACTTGTGTCTGGTGGAGATGGTCCAATTTTATCAATAGGTGGAACAGATACAGCTTTAGGCGTTGGTGAAAAAACAGGTACAATTAGTTTTATTACAAGTGATGCATCTTATACTGGAACATACTCTGACGGTATTGCTGCAGAAATAGCAGCGTTATCTGAAACAAGTGTTGGTGGTGGATATGGGTTAGCATTTTATACTGGTGTTACTACTAGTTCAGATCGTGGTGAACGTGTACGTATTACTGATACAGGTGATGTTGGAATTGGAACTAGTACACCTTCAACAAAACTTCATATAGCAGATACATCTAACGATACTAGAATTACACTTGAAAGTACTAGTGATAATGCTTCCGATGGACCTGTCCTAGATTTATATCGTAATTCTGCAAACCCTGATGACAATGATAATATAGGTATAATTCAGTTTAATGGTGAAAATGATGCAGGTGAAAAAATAACATATGCTAGAATGGATAGTTTTATTGAAGATGCATCTGATGGTACTGAAGATGCTAGATTAACATTTAGCTTACAGAGCGCAGGTTCAAGTACTCAATTACTTGGATTAAGAACAGACACTGGTGGATCAAGGGGTCAAGTTGTTGTTAATGAAGGTACAGTTGATATTGACTTTAAGGTAGAAGGTGACACCACAACTAATTTATTTTATGTTGATGCTAGTGAAGATAGAGTTGGTATCGGTACAAGTACTCCAGCATCAAGTTTACATGTATCATCAGGAACAGCAGGAGATGCTGTAATTACAATAGAAGCTGATACTGATAACAATGATGAAGATGATACTCCAAGTGTTAAGTTTCTTCAAGATGGTGGTGCAACAACGGCTAGTATTGGCCTAGTAGGATCTTCTGGAGCACCATTTACTAATTCTGATTCTAATAATCTTTTTTTACATGCTGAGGGTTCTCAAGGTATAGATTTTGCCACAGGTACAGAATTGCGTATGCGTGTTGATCAGAATGGTAAAGTTGGAATTGGTAATACATCAAATGCTGTAGATGAACTTTTACACATAGAACAAAACACATCAGGTGATGCCGCTACTATAAAGGTTCAAAATGGTCATGCTTCAAGTGGTGCAGATGCTATATTACAATTGCAAACTGTCGGAAATAATTTTTCTATACAGACCTTTCCTGATGCTGACACAGGCAATGCAAACCGTACAAGTTTTAAATCGACAGCAGGTAGCTCATTTTTTACTTTTGACCCCGATGGACAAACAGGAATACTAACTATTAATGGTGCTAATATTGGTTTTGGTACAACTGACCCTGACTCTTTTGTCCCAACTAATGTATCTGGTGGTCGAGATGTTGTTAACGTAGGATCTGGTGGCGGAACATATATTGCTGCAAGGAATGATAGCACTATTTCAGCAGGAAATGTAATTGGTGCTTATCTTATAAGATCAAATGATTCATCAGGTGTTAAATTTGGTGGTATGAGAGGTAAAGCAGATGATAGTTCAGGTAACTTTCATTTAGAACTTTATGCAGGTAATTCTACTACAGACACATCAGGTGCGCTAGGTGCGTTTCAAATATCTGATGCAAATGATACATTTGTTCCTAAAGGTGGCGTAAATGTAGGAAAAGACGCTGATGGTACTTATAACTCAACTGAAGAACAAGTAGCTGTTTTTTATGATAACAGTTCTACTTTTGTAAGAATAAATGTAAGAGCACCAAGTTCAGGTGGTGACGATGTTTTTAAATTTCAAGACGGAACTTTAAGAGCAGAGATCGAAGCTAACGGAGACTTTTTAAGTGCAAGCAACTCTTACGGTTCTACATCAGATGAACGGCTAAAGGAAAACATTGAGTTATCTGGTTCTCAGTGGGATGATGTTAAAGCACTACAAATTAAAAAATACTCTATGAAAGAAGATAATCTTGATGCGCCTAATATGCTTGGTGTTATTGCTCAAGACTTGCAAGCATCAGGAATGAATGGATTAGTTAAATCACACACTCTTATAGATGCAGAAGATAATCCAATACTAGATAATGATGGTAACGAACAAAACTTTTTATCAGTTAAATATAGTATTTTATATATGAAAGCAGTTAAGGCATTGCAAGAAGCAATGACCAAAATAGAATCTCTGGAAACAGAGAATACCGCAATCAAGGCAAGACTTGATGCATTAGAAACCTAATCAACCATAAAAGGAGAAAACAAATGGCTGAGAAAAAAACAACGCCAGTTGTGATCGACAATGTTGAATATGCATTGGAAGACATGACTGTAGAACAACAAGTACTATTAAATCATGTTACTGATTTAGATCGTAAGATTAAGTCAACACAATTTAATTTAGATCAGTTAAATGTTGGTCGCAATGCATTTATGAATGCACTTACACAGGCTCTTTCTTCAACTGAAGAAAAATCAAAAGAAGAGGCTGCATAAAATGAAACTTGAGCAAGTCTTTGGTGTTATAGCAATTGGTATATTAAGTTGGGGAGCACTTCAACTTTATCAAATGAATGCCAAAGTCTTGCTCATGTCATATAAAGTAGATGAGAATCATAAGATGATCAAACCTATGTGGGAAGACTTCTTGGTTCGTAACTCACAGGTAGCAAAGAAATAATGGAAAACATGAAACTTCCTATAGCTCTTGTTATGGCAATGGCTGTACAACTTGCAGGTGGTGTTTGGTGGGTATCTCAACAAGCAGCTACAATACAATCACTAGAAGAAAATGTAGAGCAGTTTGCTAGTCGCATGGCTGTAGAAGATACTGTAAATCTTAAACGTGATGTACAAGAAAGTAGAACAGACATAATAGAACTGTGGGAAGACAGTGATGAGGTGTGGGAAGAGATGGCAGCTATGCTTGCTTCTTTCAATTCCATTAATGAATTAAAACAAAGAATAGCTTTACTGGAAACGGAATTAAGATACATGAATCGTGAACATAATAGAATGATAATGAATGACGATGGTATGTAATGATAGATCCAGCAACAGCTATTGCATTAGCTACCACCGCTTTTAGTGGAATTAAAAAAGCTGTTAATGCTGGTAAGGAAATTAGTGAACTAGGTAAAGATCTCTCTTCGTTTGGTAAAGCTGTAAGTGATTTAGATTATCTAGGTAACAAAGCAAAAGATCCACCTCTTTGGAAAAGACTTGATCCTAAATTTGATACATCTGCTGTAGAAATATGGGCAGCACAGCAAAAAGCCAAAGAGATGAGAGAAGAGTTACGTGAGTATATCTCACTATACTACGGACCTTCAGCTTGGGAAAGTATTGTACAAATAGAAGCCGAACAGAGAAGAATGCAAAAAGAAGCTGTATACCGTAGACAAGAAAAGATAGATAACTTAATAAACTGGACTGTTGGAATCCTTATAGTAATAACTGGTTTTGCTTTATTTGGTGCAATAATTTATTTTATAGGAAAATACCGAGGAACTTGGTAAAATTAAAAAGGTTTGATAGATGGCAGAAGTAGACGCTATTGGTAAAAAACAAAAAGAAATAATAGATTTACAAAATCAACTTAAAGAGTTAGGTGATGTTGCTGATCCCGGAGCTGCACCTGCTCGTTATAAGGGTGGCTATAATAGAACTGGTGGTGGAATTGAATATGGTACAGCTTATCAAGTAGGTAAAGGTGATGCTAATACAGACAATAGAGTTACGGCAAAGTATCCATTAGATACACCTAATAGAAAAGCTGTAATTGCTAAAGAAGTTAAAGCTTACTTAGAAAAAATGAATAAACCATATAATGAATGGAAAGTTGCATCTGCTAACTTTAAAAAAGCAGAAAAATTAAGAACAAAAATTACTAAAGTTCAACAAGAACTATCACAACTACAAACAGATACTGTAACAGAATTACAAACTGCTCAAAGAGATTTATCAACTGATGTGTTAACTGACCCTAGTTCTGTAGTTAAAAAAGCTGAAGTAAGTTATCTTGATCCTGATACTGAAGGAACTACGATAGATGAAGATGACTATCTTGCACCAGATCAAGCAAAACAGTATACAGCTACTACGATTGATCCTACAAAAATAGATGATGTAACAGCTCCTGATTCAATAGATGTTGCTAAATTTGATGCAGTTAAATCTCAAGATCAAATTACTACTGCAATGCAAGGAGTTACAGCAGCACAGGGTCAACTATCACCAGAAGCTATAGCTCAAGCAGCTCAAGCAGATCCTAGTAAGACCTTAGTTGGTAATCTACAAGCTGCTCAAGGTACTGGTATAATGATGACTAATCCTGTTCAACGTGAGATACAGGAAGGTGAAATTATTACTGGTGCTGCAAATGCACAAAAAGCTGTTGCATTTACAGAACAAATTCAAGCTGCTCAAGCTACACCATCACAAAAAGCTATGGTGCAAAATCAGCTAGAAGGTTTAATGGATGATTTTCAGGGTGGTCAAACACCTGCATGGGCAGCAGGAGCTATGAGAGCTGCTCTAGGTAAGATGGCAGCTAGAGGTCTGGGTGCATCTAGTATAGCAGGTCAAGCTGTTGTACAAGCAGCTATGGAATCAGCACTACCTATTGCTATGGCTGATGCGCAAACAGTTGCACAATTTGAAATGCAAAACTTGTCAAATCGTCAACAACGTGCTATGCTTGCAGCACAACAAAGAGCAGTATTTATTGGTCAAGAGTTTGATCAGGAATTTCAAGCAAGAGTTCAAAACGCATCTCGTATTGCCGATATAGCTAATATGAATTTTACTGCAGAACAGCAGGTAGCTTTGGAAAATAGTCGTATAACAAATACGATGAACTTACAAAACCTATCTAACAGGCAAGCTATGGTAATGGCAGAAGCTGCTGCAATATCACAACTAGAACAACAAAATTTATCTAATCAACAACAAGCTGCTGTTCAAAATGCTCAGGCATTTTTACAGATGGATATGGCAAATTTAAATAATGAACAAGCAACTGTTTTATTTAAAGCTCAACAGATTGCTCAGTCTATATTTACTGACCAAGCAGCAGAAAATGCAGCTCTTCAAATTAATGCTTCTAGTCAAAATCAAGCTAATACTCTTTTAGCTAATTTAAAATTTCAAGCGGATAGTATTAACTCAGCTCAACAACTTGCAATAGAACAAGTTAATGTAAATGCAGTAAATGCTGCTGAACAATTTAATGCTAATGTTCAAAATACAAGAGATCAATTTAATTCATCAAATAGACTAGCCATTGCACAAGCAAATGCTCTTTGGAGACAAAATACTGAAACAATAAATACTGCTGCTGACAATTTAGCTTCTCAAGAACTTGCAAAAGAAGCTAACGGACTCACTAATAAAGCAATAGATGAAATATGGCAACGTGAAAGAGATTTTATGGATTTTGTGTTTACATCTACTGAAGACTCAAAAGAAAGGTTGTTAGAATTAATATTAGCTGATAAAAAATACGATGAATATCAGTTAGTTAGAGACAGCCAACAAGAAAAAGATATGTGGGCAATTGTCACAGAGATAGTTTTGGGTGGCAAAGGTTTAGATTTAATATAAGAAAGTAATGGTATGTCATATTATGAAACTAAATTAGATAGTTTACGATTATCTGCAAGAGAACAGGCAGGGTTAAGAAGGGCACAAAAAGGTCTTGGTGATAGGACTCGTCTATTTAAAGATGAAGAGGCAGATCCAAATAAACTAGTTACAACAAGAGGTTTAATACCAAGTAGAGATAGAAAAGAAGAAACTTCTCAACCTGATTTTTTAACTGAATTTTACAATGAGTTACTTGTTTCTAATCAAAGTTTAGCAGAACAGATAGAAGAATATATACGAAAAAATGAAAGTGAATCTACACAAAAAGAACCTAAATTAAATTTAACTGAAGAAGATCCTGAGACTACATCTTTTAACACAGGTACTAGATTAAAAATTGAACTAGAAGAAGTTTTTGGTTTAGAAGATTTTCAAGCTGCTGCTATAGTAGGAAACTTAGATCAAGAAACTGGTGGCTTTAAATTTATGCAGGAATTAGATCCAGCAGTAAAAGGTTCTAAAGGAGGTTATGGTTTTGCTCAATGGACTGGACCTAGAAGAAAAGCATTTGAAGCATGGGCATCTCAAAATAATTTAGATATTAGTTCATATGATGCAAACTTTGGATTTTTGGTTCATGAGATTCAAAATAATGATTACTTTATAAAAGTAATGGAAAAATTAAGTAAGACTAAAAACATAGACGAAGCAACAGAAGTTTTTTCTGAAGGTTATTTAAAACCGGGAATACCGAAAATGAATTTACGTAAGAAAAAATCAAGACTTTATTTAGGGAAATAATAAATGTATAATACACCAATTCCGGGGCAATCATTAACAAGAGAACCAAGATCTTATGCTTGGGAAGATCCACCTAAATATTCTAAACCAGAAGATGCATTAATGTGGCATATGGATAGGTTAGAAGACCCTGAAAGAACTAAAGCAGTATTAACTTTATTAGAATTAGGTTTAGATGTCGTAACTTTAACCGAAGGTATTCTTCGTGGAGGAGTCGTACAGGGTATACATAACATTGACATATCTTTAATTATTGCACCTATTATTCATGAGTATATAGTTGGAACTGCAAATGCAGTCGGAATAGATTTTAAAGAAGGTCTTAGTGAATTTAAAGTAGACTATAAACAATTTGAATCTGCTATAGATAAGAATAAGATTAATGAAGTATTAAAAGATATAGACGAAGATAAACCTATAGATCTTGATCCAATAGAAGACGTAATAGAACAAGAAGAGCCACAAGTTGAAGAATCAGAAGTTAAAGAAAAACCTAAAGGTCTTATGGCAAGGGAGGTTTTATCATGAGTATTAATTGGTCAGGTATCAGAGAAGGTATTGATTCAATAAAAGAAAACCAAAAAATTGAGTTTGCTAAACAAAAATATTTTTCTGGTGAACGTAAAGAAAGAATAGCTTTACTTGCTGAGTATGGAGTTTCTTCAAGAGAATCAAAAGAACGTAGAAAGAAAAAAATTGATCTAACTCAAAGTTTAATAAGTACGGTAGGTTTACCTAAAGATGTTGCCTCTTATATAGCTGAAACTGGTGAAGGTGCAATGATACTTGAGTTATTTGAAAAGCGTGTAAAAGATGGTACATTAAATAAAAATTGGATACCTACTATTACTAAAAAAGTTAGATCTACTTTAGCTGATAAAAGTTCTCCACAAGCTATTGCTATAGCAACAAAAACTGCACTGTTAAGTAGTGAGGATATGTCTACAGAGGTTGGTCAAGAGGGATCTTTAATTGAAGCTATTTTTTCAGCAAAAACTTTTAAAGATTTTAAAGAGGTAGATGAAAAAATATTAGAGATTGTAACTGCACCTAGAGTTGAAGACTTTACACCAGAGTTACCTGCTATAGGTGGATTAAATCTTGGATCAGCAAAAGTAACTTTAGCAGACAGAGCTAGTATAAGAAAACAAGTTATAGAAGAAATTAGACCTTTTGCAGGAGAATTAATTGTTAAAGATGATCAAGGTGATTATAGAATAGATCCTGCAAAAATTAAAACAGATCAATCTGCAGGTAAATTAGCAAGAATAATATCTGACACAACATATAAAATTGCAGCAGATATGCAAACAGGGTATATGAATACTATTGATATATATCAAAAACATATTCCTGATGCTATAAATCTTATACCAAGTTTTACAGGATCTAAACAACCGGAAGTTAAAAATCCTAAAGTAATTAAAAACCCTGCAGATAGTTTCGATGCAGGTAAAGATTTATTTATAGATAATTTTACATCTATTGAACAAGAAAGAAATTAATAAACTATGGAATCTTATGTAGAAAAAGCTAAAGGTAAAACTATAGCTGACATAAAAGACGATAGGGAATTTCAAAAAGATCTTATACGTTTTTTATCAAGCTCTAGAAAAAACTACAGCTTAAAAGAATTAAAAGAAAAGGATGTTGACTGGATGGTTGATGAGTATGTTGAACACATGCGTAGTCAAGATACCAACGAGGCAACAGCACTACAAGATCTTTACTTTGCTCGTGATGAAAATGCTAGAGAAAAAGATCGTCTAGCTTTTGGTCGTCTTATGATGGCTTGGGATTCTGTAGAACGTGCAGGAACTGGTAAAGGTGTAGGAGATTATCTAGAAGCTATTGCTACATCTCCATCTACTATAGCTGGTATTTTTACTGGTGGTTTTAGTAAACTTGGTGCATTAGGTGCAACCAAGGCTTCAGCTATTGGTGCTAGAGCTGCTGTATCTAGGGTACTATCTAAAGAGTTTGCTAAAGAAGCTGCAAAAGGTTTTGCTACAACGGCAGCTGTTGAAGGTGCTTTAGGTTATGGTCAGATTGAAGCACAAGAAGCTGCAAGAGAAGAGACAGTAGAGGGCTACGAAGGTATGTCTAATACTCAGAAGGCTGTGTCAGTAGGTCTTAACTCTGCTTTTGGTGGAGCTATTGGTGGTATTGCTAGGGGTATAGACGTAAAAAGTGCAGATAAAGCTTATGAAGTTTTAGAAAAACAATCTGCAAGTATTGCAAAAAGTAAACTTGCTGCAGCAAAGAAAGCTACAAACAAACTAAAGACAGTTCAAAAAACAAAAGCAGGTAAAGAAAAAGTAGGTCGTGTAGTAGATCGTATTACAGAACTTAATAATGTACTTGCTAAAAGACGAATTAAGTTAGACCCACTAAATAAAGAACAAGTAGCTATAGGTGAAGAGCTTAAAGATACTTTACTTAGACAAGGTCCAGATAAAAAACTTTCAAGTGGGTTATCAAGACATACATTACAAGCCATTGCTGCTGCAACATATGATATAATAGATAAGTTTAAGATACCAGAAAATGAACGTATAAGTTCTGTAATAGCGTCAAAGATTCGTGATGGATCTATAAAAACAAAAGAGATAGATGAGATTATAGATGAGTATACACTATCAAGAGAAGAGTTTAGCTACATATTTTTATCTGATTTATCAGAAGCAGGTAGAACTCTTGGTCTAGCAGGTAGAATATCTCAAGAAGCACAAAAAGATATCTTAACTAACATAGAAAGAATAGCTGAACAAGGTCTTGCTACTGAAGGTGATAGTCTAGCAAGACAAATTTCTGAAACAATAGGTGTTAAAAAGGGTGCATACGGAACTCTGATAGATACTTTAAAAGGTTTAGACTCTGTTCGTATTGCTTTTATGACTTCTCAGTTAGGAACTACGGCTGCTAATACAATGTTTTCTACAGCTAGAATTGGTATAGATGTAGTAGATGAGATATTTAGACAAACTCTAAGAGTTGGTAAAGCTACTGCTAAAGGTGAAAAAATTCCTATTAGTAGTTATAATGCTGTAACTTCTGCATTAAGAGGTATGTCAATATCAAGAAACGAATCTATTATACTTAGGGAAATGTTTAAAAGAGATCTTCCCGAAGAATATCAGAAGATTTTTTATGATATAAATCGTGTTGAAATTAGTTCTGAATCTTCTTCATTAGCTGGTAAGATAGGTTCTACTGTAAATATTTTTAACAGTGCTGTTGATACAAGATTTAAACAGGCAGCTTTTTATGCTTCAATAGATAGACAGTTAATTGAAAAAGGTTCCAGTGCATCTGAATTTTTAAAACGTAATAACTCTTTATTAGATTTACCTGAAGATGTAAGAGCTAAAGCAGTATATGAAGCATTGGATTTTGTTTTTCAAAAAGGTTATGCAAAACCTAAACAAATAAAAAGTATTTCAGATGCTGGTATGCTTACTGCAAAGAATGTACTTAAGCTACACAAAGAAGCACCATTCGTTGTATCAGGTGTTCTTGGTATGCCTTTTCCAAGATACGTAGCAAATCACATAGAGTTTATAAATGACTACACACCGATAGCACTTATCACAGGTGGTGCTAAAAACTTTGATGATAGTATCTATTCAAATAAATTAAAAGATGTTAATGAGCGTTGGGCTAGACAGCTAACGGGTGTTACATTATTTACAGGAGCTGTATACGCAAGAGGTTCTCAAGTAGAATTTGACGATGAGGGAAATGCTGTTGGAATGAAAACAAATTTTTCTGACATGCAGTTTGGAGAAGAAGGTAAACTTGCTAAACTGGGGCGTGTATCTGGTGCATTAGCTGCACACCAACTGCTTGCAGATCTGTGGGTTAGAAACTACTACGACTTACCTATGCCTGAGTACACACCTTTAGCAAAAAATACATTAGAGGTAGCAGGTGGCTTAGGTAATATGGGATTTGACAAAGGCTTAACGACTGATATCAGAAGATCGTTTGAGTCTGGAAGTATAACTGAAGGACTTAAAAGTAGATTTACAGATATAGGTGCTACCTTTAGTTATCCTGCAACAATCTTCAGAGACTTAGGTGGTCAGATAGATCCTGAGCTAGGCTACACACCATATACAAGAAGCCTTTTACTATCTGATAATAACATGTTAAATGCTATGCTGACTGACACAGAAAGTTTTAACAGACTTGTAAGATTTTTTCCTGAAGTAGATTTTGTACAATACACACAATCTTTTAACGGTAAAACTTCTACTCCTATATATGATCCTTTTTCAGGTCGTCCAGTTACAGCTGTTAATCCAATGACAAAACAGTTACTTGGTATTGAGACTAGAGCTGCACCAACAGAGTTACAAAAAGAAATAGCTAACTTAGGACTACAAGAATACAAACTTTATGGTAGAAATACTGTTGAAAATCCTGCTTTAGATTGGCTAGTTAGATATGGCTTGTCTAAAACATTGCCAAAAAGTTTTGAAGAACATATCTCTAAACCTTTAGTGCGATACAATAATGTTGTATCTTACGGACAACTAAGTGATGAAAAGAAAAGACTAGAGTTAAAAGCTTTTCTTAGAGAAAACATAGGCCAAACAAAAGATTTAGTCACACAATATTTTGAAGAGTTAAAAAGAAAAAATCCTAGAGCTGCCGCTAGTTATATTAGAAACTCATACGAAATAATGAAGAAACAAAATTTACCAGAAGATTTTTCTAGGTCTGCTTTAGATCTTTCAAAAGGTAAATTTAAGAATGCTGATGACTATATAGCAGATGCAGAAACCATAGAGGATGAACTATTTAGAAGACAAGAATTAATGAGGATGGTAGATAATTACGATGTCTACAAATAACTAATCTTCTAACATTCTATCTGCCCACTCGTAGGCTTCTCTTTTTACCTCATCAGATCTAACATAACCACCACGACTAGCAGCAAGCAACCCTGACAGTGCTTGACCTGCTAGATATATACGAGCTGACATAGGTGGCTCTTCAACAATCTTTGTTTTACGAAACTCTTGGGCTTCTTGCTCAAGGGTTTTCTTTTTTGTGCCTTTCATTTTACTTCCTCGACTGCTGCTGTATTAATGCCTCAAGATACCAACGTGCTTTCTTCAGATCTTCTAAACCATTTTTATATCTCCAACGATGAAGATACTTAGCTATGTTGCCCCGAAGGTAGCCAGTATATTCATCATCTGATAGAAAATCTTTTATGTATTCTATACACTCTATCCTACCTTGACCATAATGAGGTGGACTATTTACATAGTCCTCCCCTGCTATATCTCCATCTATATCATTGAATAAATCTTCAATTTCAAATTCTTCTTCTTCTTGTTTATTTTTTACCATGTTACACCTCTATAAGTTCTGCTTCACCGTAAGGAATGTGGAAGAAGTATTCATACCGTCTAGCATTAGCTAACCATATCTCCTTAGCACAATCCTCATTAAGTTGAAAGTCTTTTATTCTCCATGCTTGTTTACAATCACTACGTATTACATAGAAGTTACAATAAGTATTGTCACCCTCTACTTTCTTGTACTTGTTTATAAGCCTGTACTTTCTGTAAGGTATACGTATTTCTTTCCACTTAGGATTCCAGTCGCCTGTCCACTGGTTCTTCATCTCAACTTCAGAGTAATACATACCACCATTCTTTTCACTCTTTATGTCAAAAGAAAAGTCTTCTTCAGTATCAAGAATAGTATGACCATGACTTTCTAGATAATTAGTTATTGTTGTCTTAGCCTTACTGTCATTCTCTGCGTATGACTGAGGTTGAAACCTTCGGTAATATGATCCTTTAATTGGTTGTAACATAGTATCTCCTTATGTTAAATCTACAATTTCACAGACATCGCCAGAGCAAGCCATTGTCTGCATCGCTACAGTATTATCTTCTTGTTCATACTCTGATAGTTTAGACCAGTCAATCTTGTCTGGCATACACGACAGTAACATCTCATAGTCATGCTTACCACAGTCTTGATATGGTGCTTGTTGATAGGTATGATCAGAGTGTGGTAGAAATGATACACCTGACATCTCATCGAAATGTTTATAAACAAATGCACCAACTTCCATCCACTCATCATCTCTAACTGAGATAGTTACTGATGGTTTATGTTCACACCATGATCGTTGATAAGTAAGCCACATCTCTAGCTGCTCTATGGCTGTCATATCGTTTCTTGTAATAGCTTTGTTAGGAGACTTTACAGGAAAACTAAACACTGTAGTTGTATCTCCCTTAAATACACAAGGCTCATTAGGTATGCCTTGGTCTTTCATAAACTGTGTTAGAGGATCTTTGTTATCACCTCTTACTGTTCTTATATAGTATTGACTATGCCTTGCGTGTATTCCAGATGCACTGTCAACTAATTGTGAAACTGTTCCACTTGGTTTGACGCAGGTGATAGATGTACTTTGTGGTATGCCAAGCCGACTAGCATAATCAAGATTAGTACTGACAGCAACTTCTCGTAGATGTTCAAGAGTCTTCTCCAATCCTTTGTTCTTAGATGTTAATAGTTTATTATCCATTATTCCAGTGAGCGACACACCCAACAGTCGTTCTTCTTCTGTATTTCGTTGCCACACTTTTCGCAGATATGGGAACTTAGTAAAGGAAGACTGAATAGTTCCAAGAATAGTTGCCAGTTTAACTTTACGCTCAAGATCATCAATTGTATCTGTCGCCCTAACCACGACCTCTGTAAGATTGCAGAACTGATACGGCCTAAGTATGATCTCGCTGCAAGGGTTAGTTCCAAAGTCATAGTTAGGATCTCGTCTGCCAAATTTTGCAGCTTGTTTCTTAGATGCTTCACGATTAAATATCCCTCTTTCACCAGACTTACTCTCTACTAGAGCAGTCCATTCTCGCATGAATGTTTCAATGTCAGGCTTCTCTGTGTAAGATACACTGTTGTTAGCTAGTGCTCGATGTGCTGCTGTCTCCCACCACTGTCCTGATTTAGCATGACGCATACGGTCATCACTCAGGTTGGACAGAGAGATCATAGCACTACGTCTAACACCACCTACTACAACTATCTGACCTATGAAACACATTAGGTCATGACACTCCATAGAAGATAGCCTACGTCCTTGTGCGCCTTTAAATGTCTGCACAGTAAAGTTAAATAGTTCTACTAGAGGAGCTGGACCTGATGCTCTACCGCCAAATGTCTTTAGCCTTGCACCTGCAGGACGTACACGAGAGACATCCCATTGTGGTACCTCACCTGCCCAGAGTAAAGCTAATAGCTGACGAAAAGCCTTAGCCCAACCTTCTTTACTATCCTTAACAACTATCATTGTCTCACTCTCGTACAGCTCAGGTACTTCTGGTAGCTGCTGTACATGTTGACGTTCAACACTGAAGCCTACACCGGTACCACAGAGTAGAATAAACATAGCTTCATCAAAAGACTTAGGATCATCTACTGGTAGATAAGAACAGTTGTAACCTGCTGTGTTGTCCCTCTCTAAAGCTGGACCTGCAGTCATCATAGCTCTCATGCTTGGCATAACTTCTAGATTAAGTATTGCTTGCTCTATATCGTTGGTTGTTTGCTCATCAACTTTTGTATGAACAACATTGGATACATATCTGCTAACAGTCTCAGGCCAAGACTCTCGACCTTTACCGTCAAAGTATTTTGCATATCTTGACTTGTGTATGAATGCTTGGTAATCTGTAGGTAAGTAATTATTCATGTTCTGTTTCCTCTCAACGCAAAAAATAATCCTCCAAAATACAACATGACATGAAGGTTGTCATACAATAAAACATCCCAAACACTTTCTGGTTGTCCTATCCAAATGACACCAGTCATAATACAACAGATAGTTATACCAGAGAATCGTGTTAGCATGTCTCCCAAAGTCTTTATCCAAGACTTCATCATATCTAAGTTTAAAATACCACCTACTAGTATGCCTAGAGCAGCACCTACTTCACCATAGGCTACGATCCACCAGACTAGATAAGGCAAGTCCCAAGACTCTGCTGCCTCTACAGTAACAGGCATTTTATCCATACCTTGTTGAAAAAATACAACCATTAAAGGTATTCTAATTAGCCAATGACTAAACCCTGCGTCTGCCATCTTTCTTAAAAACTTCATTCGTGTTCTCCTCCTATACCACGTGAGTTATAATTTTGTGGTGCACTATATTTTTCTGCACTATCATAGACTATAGCTGTAATAAAAATACCAAAGACTACTAATAGATGCCCACCTGCGGATACACCAAATGCATATGGGTTATTTATTATTGCTGCAAAGATACCACTCCACATCACAGATAGTATTGAAAAAACCATCAGACCTAGCTGAGGTGGTAGGTTGCGGAGTGGGGAGTTCTTTATAGTCATGATACTTTTCCATGCATCCTTTACACCTAAAAGAGTTCTTCCCCACCCTATGGGTGTTACTTTATTACTCATTTTTTTACCTTTATATTACTTGGATTGTATTGCTCACCATTATATTTAGAACCAGTAGCATTTTCACCAGTCTCAACACCATTGTTACATTTAAAAACTACTAGTAGTAAAAAGAATATAGCTACTAAGGTAACTTTTTTTGACCATAATATAAATGCTTCAAATGTTTTTTCTGCTTCTTCTTGTGCAGCTTTCTTTACATCTAATTCCATTCTACTGGCTCCGTCCAAGGATAACAGGGTACAATACTTTGTTTACAATACTTTGCATTATCTACTAACAATACTGGTAATACCACTATTACGAATATACAGAATAATACCGGCCATACTAGACCTTTCATATCACAGTAGTTCATCTCTTATCTCCTGATCCTGATAGTACACCACGTTCTTGTCTATCTTTTAGTTTCTTAATATTGTTGTTAGCAATATCTTGCATATCAATATTTAAGTCCCTACACAATGCGGCTATGTACCACAGGCAATCACCTACCTCATCTGCAATAGCTTCTCTATCAAAGTTACCATCACGTAATATTTTCTTTACCTTGTTGGCTACCTCACCTGCCTCTGCAGCTAAACCTAATGCAGGATATATTACTGCATGTTCTTGTTTGTATATAGCTGTACTTGCAGCAGCTCTTTGGTAGTCATTCATTTGACCTGAGTCAAACACTTCAAAAGATTCTATGTCAGTCCATTTAGTTATCATATGTTACCTCGCATTCTAGTACTTTCGCATCATCTATGTCATATAAGTAGTTCTTAACTAGCTCTGATATTACCTCAGTGTTATCACCAGAAGTCTCTAAGAAGTTTGCATCTGGATCTACTTTTAGTCTTATGTTAATCTCAAACTCCATGACGAACCCCTAGTTATATCCATACATAGTAGTCATGTCAATCACTAATGGCTCTATACTTTTTTTAAAATGAGACTCCCATTCGTAAGCATCATCAAACTCTTCAAACCAAAAGTTATCGTCTGCCATGACACCATCTACCTCTGTTCTACATACCATGTACCAGTTAGCACCATCAGGTGCTTCATCTGGGTATTCTTCTATACTTATCGGGCCTTCTATTACATCCCATATTTTAACTATCATTATTATTACCCCAAGATTTTAGCAGGTTCATGTAATGATCTAAGCCTATCATAACTACCCAAGGCTTACGATCTGATCTATAACAAACTACAGGCTCACCTTTACCGTGAGCTTCAGCTTGTTCTATGTAGTCATACACAGTCTTTAGTGCAGACTTTCTTCTTTTAACTTCTATTGTTATTGGTATCTTTTTTCTAGCTGCAGGAGATAGTTGAATATCTTCACCAGTATCTCCCATAGTAGTAGACCTAACGTCATCAGGTTCTAGATCAGGAAATGTTTCTAGTATCTTGTCCCTGATTTCGTTTTGTCCAAGTCTACCTTTTGCTTTAGCTGTTCTAGCCATTTGTAATCTCTGGAACCTTTGGTGGTTTCTCTACATGAACTAGGTATTCAATACCGTAAGAGTATTCAAACATTCGTAGGTTAGGCCAACAAGATTTCTTGTACTCACAGAACTGACAAGCTTTATCTAGCTTGGTGTTAGGACTAGACTTGCTGGCAGGTACGGGTGATACACGCTCAGTAGGTATATCACCTGCGACCATAGCTTTTGCAGCTTCCATCTCTGTTTGTTTGGTAGAAAGCTCATTAGAAAAGTCATATACATCAAGACATATTTCTCCGTTAACTTTGTCGATAGCTAGAAAAGCACCACGATTTTTATCTGTAACTAGTGGATCAGTTTGTGCTGCATAAACATAAGAAGATAGTTGACTGATGTAACCAAAGGGATCATTGTTTCTTAGCTCACCATCACGAAACTTTTTAAATGCAAAAGGACTACAAGACTTTACGTCAACAGTCATACCGTCAATGACTGCATCCCTATGTCCACGTATGCCATGCACAGTAACACGATCCTGCATACCTTCTACTTTATGGCCTGCTGCCTTACACATAGAAAGTATTAGTTCCTCTATCATATCTCCATAGAAAAACTTAAGAAGCATCTTAGCATCTAATCGTTCACCAATCTGTGGTTGATTAACTTTATACCACAGCTTACGCTTACATGGTGTACCTACTGAAGACAGGGAAAGATAACCACGAGGTTCCTGTGGCTTACTGAATCTCTTACTTGCAACATCAGCAATGTTCTTACCCATAGTTTCTGCAATAGATTTTCTCCAACCACCTTGACCGTAGATAACTGACTCAAGATCTTCTATTAGAGTATCAATATTTTTCATATTTTATCCTTAAAAGTAGCCCCCCGAAGGGGGCTTAGTTGAGAGAGGAGTACTAGAACAGAACTGCGTCTGCTTCTTTTTTGTCTGCCGAAGGCAGAGTATCCGCTGAGATAGTATCAGCTTGGATTACGGCATCCACTGGTACATGTTTGATAACCTTTACAGAATCAAGACGAGTACCGGGACGATCTTTATAACTGGTATCATATACAGATAGCATGACCTCTACAGTAGAGCCATTCCCAATGGGGCCATCAGTATCGAAATCCCAAGTAGCACCATCAGAATTAGTAACAGCAGGTGCGCCACTATCCCAATCCCTACCTGTATTGAACTTACGTATGAATTTAGTTTTGAATAGACCATTACCTACATCCTTTGGATTCTTGATTGAACGTGATGCTTTTAGTGCAGCAACATTCTTTTCATCCATGAGTAGGTCAATAGTGCAAGCACCATCGTGATCTTCATACGCACCTTGAAAACCTTTCAAGTCACGGTTTTGAGCAAACACTTTTGCCCATTCTGCAGTACCAGTTAATTTTACTTTACGTGTAGCCATGCGGCCCTCCATTGTTAATGTACGTCACTATAACGTTGACCATACTGTATTTCAATACCTAAGTCAACATTTAATTTAAGATTTTCGTTAAGTTTTTTTATTGCCCATTCTAGTGCGGAACTGTGCTCATCTTCTTCTCCTTTTCTAACTAAGTTAATTGATTCATCATGAAACTGTCCAATGATATTTGGCCTACGAGTTCTGTAGTAAGCAACCCACTTATCAAAACAGTAAGCACCAGTCGATTGATTGAGTGTAGAGAATACATCCTTCTCATATCGAAGTGAGTGCCAGAACTTACTTACTGGATTCTGTACCCACATCTCGTCATTTATCTTTCGTACTTTTTGATTGTCGATAAAAGCTTTGACCGACCAGTTACGTTTCCAGTATGCATCGAGCAACTCTTGTGCTGCTTCCTCTGACATACCAGTGGTACGTGCTAACTTAGCCTTGCCTACGCCATAGGTAGCAGAGTAATTAACTACTTTAAAGTCTTTACGTAAGTCCTTGAGTTGATCGTTTCTACCTGCATTATACTCGTCTATCTCTATCTGAGATACAGCATTAGCATGTAAAGCTAGGTCAAGGTGAGGATCAAATCCTTCTTGTGACATATCGTTTACATAGTCTGGATCATAGGGATACATGTAGTGTCGTTTGGTTGTATCCTCCAGTGAAGTCATGTCAGCACCACACAGTGTGTAACCATCTGGAACTGTAAGACAACCACGTACCTCTTTACCCCAAGGTTTATCTACAGCAGGTAGATTGACAAGAGGTTTCTTGTGTTTAAAACGTAATGTATTTGTAAGACCATCAATCTCAGCTCTTACGTAACCATTGTACTCACATTCTAAAAAACCCTCAAAGATTTTTAGTCTGTGTTGTATAACGGTGAGTCCATCTAATACACTTACAACTGGATTATCTTTTATTAATCTCTTAACTGATTCAGTAAGCTCGCCATTACTTCGTACTTGTGGTACGAGCCTTGTTTCTGTTGGTGACTCTTTGATATAATTGAAAGTGCAAGGCTCCCAACCTAAAGAAAATAACCAACTCTTTACTTGATCATTAGAGTTAGGGTTAGGTTGATCCCAACCTTTGATAACTTCTACTTCTCCTTCGTAATGTCTGGGTAGTCTGTGTTCATCAAGTAAAGCAAACCATCTCTCACCATGAGATGAAGGTGAGCCATCCTTCTTGAAACAAACTTTAGGTTTAGATTTTTTAGTAGTAATTTTTACTCTAGGCATTACACCTTTTAATTCATTAATTTTAGATGATTGTTGTTCCGTTAATTTTGCGACACAATCTTTAGCTAAACCGACATCTAACTTCCAACCTACTCTTTCAGCTTCTGCTGCACAGTCCATCTTAAATTGTAAGTATCGAAAGAACTTATCTAGCTCAGGTTTACTTTTGTAGATAAACATAAACCGTTTTAACATGTCTTGCCACAGTTTCCAATTAATCTTGACATCCTCAACACAACGGTGTCGATAGTCGTCTTGAGTAAGGTTGTGCCAGTCATCTATCTTAGGCTTAGGTATTCCAAAGTCTTCACCGAAAGACTCAAGCCCATGCTTAGGTCTGTTGTAGTTAAGAACCCAAGACATAGGTAATGTATCAAACAATCTAGCTTTAATCTTAATGTCCAAGATCTTTTCTAGTAATGGTACATCATACCTGATAATGTTATGACCTATCAAACCTTGCTGACTTAGTAGTAGATCTCTCATATCATCATAGTCAAACAGTGTATCATAGATAACACCGTCAGTTGTGTAGGACAAGCAGTGTATCTTTGTAGCATCATCTAATAAACCATTAGCTTCTACGTCAAATACAATCATGCAGCAATTACACTCCCTTGATATGGTGCTTCCTCAGTGAGGATTGTAGTCTCTGGATCGTAGTAGACTGACCCTGCTCTACCTAATTTAGCAAACGGTCTGTTCTTGTCAACAATAAAGTTAGTGGTATTCTGAATTATTTCATCGTCTGACTCAACGTCACGTTCAATTTTTATACATATGATAGCCTCTTCTTCAAGAGATCCTGCATACTTTGTACGTCCATCATCATTGACCTGTGATATAAATACTACACCGATGTTGAGTTCTTTGGCAAGTTGTGCCATGCGTGAACCCAACGTAGTAAGTGTACTTGTTGCACCATCTACACCAGACTGGGATAGATATGCAAGTCGTTGAACGTGGTCAACAAAAATAAAATCAGCTCCATACACAGATGCAGCAAGTCTGGTATAGTCGAGGAGCTTAAGAGGATCATCATGACTGCGCATTTCAAAAACAATAGTGCGTTCTCCTTGTGTCATATCCTGTGCGGCTTTGATTACACTATCTTCTGAGTAACCATTTTCTTTGGTATCATCTTTAGTTCTTACATTTATACCAAGGTGATAGGTAGCCATAGCACGATAGGTTGTGGACTTCATCTCCTCCATGTGTAGTAGAGCTATTCGTGTATCGTTATCACGCAATAGCCCAGTCTCAAAGTACCGAATAACTTCGGTCTTACCAGTACCACGAGGAGCTTTGATAAAGGTAAGACCTCCCTTAACCATACCACGTATCTTGTCATCGAGGCCAGAATGACCAGTGGGTACATACTCGTAAGGGTTTTCATTTAAGATTGCCTGTTCAACATCTACATCAGAACAGAAGAAGTTCTCTGGTGAGTAACGCTGTGGTTTCTTTGCAGCCCACATCAGATCATTACCATCGCCATGTTGCAGAAAGTCATTGGCATCTTTATGTTTTGTCATAGGAACATACCAGAACTTATCTGGAAATGCTTGATAGATTTTATCAGCAGCTCTACGCCCTGCATCATCTAACTCACCTGCATAGATGATCTCTTTGAATGACGACAGATAGAGGTGATTGTGTTTGATAAACTTTTCACCAATGCTTGCGCTGGGCAGTGACTTAACAGGAAATGTTTTACCGAGTATCTGATAGAGAGATGCAGCATCGAACTCACCCTCAGTCAAATAGATACGTTGACTTGTACCTGCATTGAACTCAGGGCCAAACAGGTAGTGCATACCAAGTCCCTTGTCCTTCATCCAAGTCTTGGACTTATCCTGATACGATCTGTATTTAACAGTGTGTGGATACTTGTAAGCATAGCGTATAGGTTTACCCTCGCTAGTCTGTAACTGTATCCCGTATAACTCACAGACATCAGGATCAATACTTCTGATATCATCGTAAGTCATACCATCAATTTCTATATCCATGATATTTCTCCTCTCTTTGAGTTGATACTCGTTAGCTACCCAGTCAAAGACTTCTGGCATGTCTTTCATCGGATAGGATTTACTACAGGAATGACAGTGACCGTAGCCATCATCATTCCAGTTGAATGCATCACTTGATCCGCAATCTACATACGGACAAGCTAGATGTGGGTTATCATTTGCGGCCATTATTTTTTAATCCTCTAACCAAAGCAGCCTTTCTCTCTTCTGGATTCATAGGTCTAATAGCATCATCAAAATAATCTACAATCATTCCAGTGTTCCAGTTCTTTCTTTCTACTTCTGCTTCTTCAATAGTATCAAATAATTTAGGATCGTTGTGACTAGTCTCACATGGCCACTGATTCGGTAGATACATGATATCACCATCAATGTCAAGTAGAATTGCAAACTTCATCCCTTTTTTCTCCTTTCTGTTTCAAATTCTGGTAGGCAAACTATATCTGTAACAGGGTCATTGAAACCTGCCACTGCAATAATTTCTACAGCAAGTGTATCATAATTGTTGGGGTTGTTGACATACTCTACGCAAGCATCCTCATGTTCAAAAGATTTATTAAATACGGTAAAGGGATTGCCTACAGTTAGTGTCACTAAGATTACCCAATTCATTCTGCATACATCCTTAAAGCTTCCCAAGATACAGGGTATAGTTTCATCATCACATCTTCAATCTGTTCAGCTACAAGTCTTGTCTCGTACTGAGCATCATCTTGTAGACGTAGCCCACACATCTTTGCAAATGCATACAGACTACCTGACCAGTACCATTCAGTCATGGTTGATTGAGGCAGCACCATACGTGCTTGTTCTGGTGCTACCCCTGCATCAATAAAGTTACGATAAGCTTCCAGTGCTTTACCGTCTGATAAACTTTGTATTGTAGTTGCTGATAAAGGAAATTTACCGTTTACATCAATCATTCCCACAGCACCACTACTACCTTGCTTCTTATCTTTACTACGTCCACGCCAAACTTCAGGCATATAGAACTCAGGTTCACTATCTACATAGCGTCTACTGATTTCATTCCAAGGCATGTACTCATGTTTCTGTAACTGTCGTGCTACAAAGATGGGAGCCTTGACATGAAACGTAGTAAAGACATGATTGAATGGTGACTTGTGATTGTGCTTGGCTAAGTAATGTATCAGCTTAATATCTTTATCAGGTAATAGTTGAGCTTCACCAGAGTGAATACGTTGAAGCCAATCACTTTTTTTACCAAAGCTAACTCGTGCTGAGTTTACTATGGTGAGGTCATCCCCCATGTGATCTATGTAAGTTGCTTCAATCATCCACAATCTCCGTTATCCTAATTTTAATGGGCTTTAACATCTTGTATTCTGGACACTCTGTTCTAACCCAAGGTTGTTTTGACATATCCCAATCATACTTTGAGTACCCTGCAATATTAACACTATCAGGATTTACCTTACGTTTCCATGTACTTCTACCCCACTTAGCTACTACTAATTTATTTTTTGCTGTATCTTTAATAGCCCACATTTCTATATCAATCATCTTGTATCTACCTCCAAACAAGCCAGTGTTTCTGAGCTATGGTTGACTAACACCACGGCTTCTTTCAATGCCAACTGGCAATCTTCTTTCTTACCATAAGATCCTAACTGGTAGTAATCAACTCCTTGATTAGTTACAAGTTGCATCCATACTAATATCCACATCATTAGTCCATCCTCACTACATGGTGACTACCTGACTTAGTGGGCAGTGCTACAAAGGCGTAGGGATAGATGTACCCAACACCATCATCAGTATTGATCAGGAAGTATGGCTCAAGGTCATCGTCACCCTCAGATACATACTTACCATCAAGTGATACCTTACCTTTCATAGGCCAAGGATCACCACCTGCTGACATATTATATTTTTGCTTAAAGAAATCTATGATTGTTAGTGGATTGTCCTTGTCTTTTTTGTTCCACTCAATAAACCACATGAGTAGCAGTCCGTTACTTTCTATGAGTTGACCCCACTGATTATCAGTAAAGCCAAGTGATTTGTTTGTTGTTACACTATTTTGCATCAATCTTCTCCTTCTTTGCTAACTCTAATCCTTTACGTAACATCTCTCTGCAATCCTCATATTGACCACTGCATATCTTATCATAGCTCCACCTGATCCATGACAATGCCTGTTTGTTTAGTACGTCAACTTCATATGGATGACCTACGTCTGGCTTATCGTTACTAGTAAGAGAGCCAACCTGATTGAGGTTAAGGAACTTCAGTAGGCTAGGCTTGTCCACTGGTACATCAACTACGGTGTAGTCCTTGCCACACATCTTACGTGCATCGGCCTGTGTTCCTGCCCATACACCATTGCTGTTCTTGTATAGTCTCATTGTACACTCTCCACAATTTTACCACGATTTGCTTTTGCATATTTTTCTAAAGCAGGTAAGCAAGCCATGTAGGTTTCTTCATCAGCAAACGTAGCAATCCACTCGTTTGTTATGCCATAGTCGATAGTCACATCAATCATTGTCTTTGTCTCCTCTCTAATGCAGACTGTGCTGTTTTTAAACTAAATTTATTATACGGATTTAAACTTGATACACTCTTGTGACCAGAGACAGACTGGATAGCTAGGTGATCTACTCCACTTTCAATCATCTGTACTATCGCAGTCTTTCTCAAGTCACCAACTCGCAGGTCATCAGGAAGTCCTACAGTAGCCTTAACTTCTCCAAGCAGGGAGGTCATCTGGGATACCGTTAGTGGCCTGTAGGCACTGTCCTGTGGCCTGTGATGGGGTACTACATATTCTTGAAAGTCCCAATCCTTTTTCTGTTCAGTTAGCATTTCTAATAAGTTGTCAGGTATTGGTAGTTCAACGGTAGCACCACGTTTACTTTGAGTGATTGTAACTTTACCTTCATCTAAGTCAACTGACTCCCAAGTTAAGTTACGAATGTCTATTGGTCTCTGTCCCCACTCATAACACATAAGAACAATTAGTCCTATGTTTCTCCATTCAAAATTACCGAAGGCAGCGTCAAGAAAAGACATCACTTGGTCATGTGTCCATATCACAGATCGAGGTTCGCTTGATCTCTTCTTGACTCTAGCCATCGGGTTGTTTGGTATCTCATCTATTGAGATTAGAAAATTCATGAGAACTGAAAACACTCTAGCAATATGGTTTGCGTTTGCTGTTGAGGTTTCCAGCTCTACTGTGTCGTATATCTCCAGACACATAGCAGCGTTAAGCTTCTTGATATTAACATTGCCAAGTGTCTTGCCCATAACAGACATACGACAGATAGATGCTAGAGCATACTCATAGTTTAGTTGAGAGGATCTAGACAGGGAGCTAAACTGTCTGGTTCTAAAGTATTTGTTCATAGCATCTTTTAGTTTCATATCTTTCCTATCCAGTGTGTGCAATCATCATGTGAGTCGTCAGGTTTTTGGTATACTTCCATGTTATCCTTTCCTACTTAAAGTTTAACTTAAAGTATCTAATAACTTTTAATTATAATTATTAAATACTTATAGTTATACTTTAAGTAATACATATATGCAAATCATATCTTAGTCAAGCGTGACACAGTGTCACATACTATATGTAGTATTAGATATCTTTGTGTATAAGTTAGCATCGTCTATCTTACACTCTTCCATTAAGTCTAGTGGTGTAATACCTAATGAGTCTAGTAACTCTGCAACAGCATAGGAGTTATCTATGATAAGTTCATAGAGTTGACCTACATTATCCATGTTTGGATCGTACCTATAGTTGTCGTCAAAACCATAGTCGTAGTGTCGTCCTAGACTGTAGCCGTACCTACTACCTCTATCAATAGTCTCAATGACAGATGGATCACGTTCAAACACTAGCTTAGACCAGTCAGCATTCTCCAATGCAAATACTAGCTTGTCCAAGTAGGCTAAGTCTTGTGACTCACTGACATTGTGTTGATCATAGTAACCAACGCTGATGTTAGTACACTCAGGTACAATCTCAGCATACTCATTACTATCAGTATAAGAACCACCACTGTCAGGCTGTAGCTGAGGCATATTGAGTGCATCTGCAAATGAATTAGCAAAGGCATCTGATGCAGTACGAAAGCCCATCTGATGTGTAATCACAGAGTTGTCACCGTACCTATCAAAAGATATTACAGCCTTAGTGTAGGTAAGCCACATCGGGTAGTCTTTGATCATCTCAGTGCTACCTACACAGCCACTCTCTTCAGCTGCATGAATGACATACGTACCCTCGATACCTGCCTCGATCATAGATAGTATGACGTATATACCAGAGGTACAGTCAGCACCTAGACAGTTAGATACTTTGGAGTCAGCTACGGTTACTACATCATTAGTAACAACTAGCTTTTGAATACCACCCTGTTTATGCACAGTGTCATGGTGTGCAGTAAAACAAAGGTGTGGCTTGTCGCCTACCTGCAATACATAGTTACCATGCTCATCAGGTTTGCCAAAGGTTGGTTCAATGAATCGTTCACAAAACTCCTGTTGTGTGTCTGATCCTTGGGGTCTCATGTACCCCAACATTTCTATTATACTATACATTATAGCTCCTCTTTATTTACATAATATAGTCCATCGGACTCGTTGTAAGTCCAATCTTCTTCATGGTCATCCAGTGCTTGTTTACACACCTTCTCACCGTCTTCTGTTCTACACATCTCGTCATTGTGATACCACTCGCAAAGCCAATCACACTCGAAGTAATGAGCTTCAAGATTGATAGGATCAACATAGATATCCTCTGACTCAACATAGGTAACATCGTCACAGTGCCAATACTCACCATCACTCTCACAGTAGATGAACTCATCACCATACTCAATAACACTGGTAGCTACCATCTCACGATACTTGTGACCACTTCTACCCATAATATATGCTGTAGTAGTGTGATCCCTATGTACATCTTCTCCTGCATACTCACAGTAGATATGCTCCTCATAGTAGCAGGACTCACAGTAGTATTCTTCTGTGTACTCTGAGAAGTATGCCTGATCCTCACTGAGACCCTCTTCACAGCAGTAGCAATGGTGTTGATGACTACCAAGTAAACCACTATAACAACTGGCATCTATCTCACCGTAGTTATCTACAACAAGATGAGTACCGTCATCATGCAGTGACTGTGGTGATGTGTCTAGGTATGGTGCAACGAAACTGTCACCGTCAGTGTAAGGTATTCTCGATAACTTAGCACCAGACCAGTCAGAGTCACCAACAGAACACGCACCTATATTTTTTAGGTGAGCATCAATCAAGTCAATAGCTTGCTCTGTAACACCATAGATAGGGCTAGGTTGTGGTGTCTCCTCATGCACAGCTACTACACACCTACTACACACTAAACCCTCTTGATCTAATACATAGATGATCTTGAAGTCACCACTAGCATAAGCCTCGGCAGGGTGTTGAGGTAGATGATCAAACGGATACCGCATACAGCTGTGAGCCATATGTTTTCTGGCATAGGTAGTCTGCATATTCTCACTGACAGACTGCTCACCAGAGTATGCAAGTGCAAAGTCTTTAGGATCTTGAGACACATGTAGTTTAAGCTCACGAGACACAAACTTCTGTAGGTACTTGTCAGTGACCTCATTGAGTGTGTTGTGGTCAAGCTCAGGAAACATAAGCTTGATAGCACGAGCAGGTCGCATTGCAGTCTCACGATTCTCATCAACATCTTTGTGTGACTTGTACAAAGTAATCTTACCAACGAATTGCTCGGAACGTCTACAGTTGAATGCACGTAACCTCCACTTAGGTTTGAATGCATCACTAGTAAAGAGACTCTTACCCTGATAATACATCTTGTGATTATCAAGACTGTTGAGTGTAGATATAAACCAGTCTTGTAGCACATGGTCACTGGATGTAAACAATGCACCATCAGCATGGTAGTCACCCCATGCACGAAGCACAGGGTCAGTCTCGTCAGGGTTCTCACGATACTGTTTCTTGACTATGAAACCATACTCAGTGGGGTTTTCTACATAGTACATAGTACCATCAGATAGCTGTACGTTACCACCAATGATGGCAGGTGTACCAAGGTCACTACCCCACATAACATTATCAAACAAGTGTGGTTGATATGGTACGAGTTTGTCAAAGACGGCATCACCAAAGTGATTTCTGATTTGATTACCATCTACTGGAACGAGTGTGTAATTTGCCATATTAAGACCTCCAATCTGGCTCCTCACCCCAACGCCATGTCAAGGTGATGTTACGTTCTTTCCAACGATCATTCATATACATTCGATATGCTTGATGCACATCATCTACGTTTGAATAATCAACTCCACGTTCTAAATTCCTAGCACAGTTTGCAAACGGTGTCAAGTACTCATCTGGAAAATCTCCATCATCTGCATACTTTTGGAACTCAGGTATTAGTCGGGCAGACTTATGTTCGCCAGACTTTTGATTGTATAGCCAACTCATGTGGTGTAGTAGCCACTGAAAGTTAGCACGAGACTGTCTAGCCCACTTACTGCATGGGTGATTTAAGTATGCAGTTTTGTAGACTTCAAGTGTAGTGTCAGGACACAAAGCCCTCACTGCGGTAGACAACATTTGTGCAGACTCAAGTATCATCTTGTTCTTACGAATGTCATCTAACCACAGTGCAGACCGCATCGGACACTTGTCAAATGCAAATATATTCATTAGATCTCCTGTGTTTTTATAGCCTCAGCTATTTGTTGTAGCTTATCTTTTAGCCAAGCACTGTCTAAGTCTTTAGCTTTTATCCTACTTTTCAAGTCATTGACTTCATCTAATAGAAAAGCATTGTCTCTTTTCGTAACCATGAAATCCCTTTGCTGACGTTTCTTCAATGCAGGTTGCATAGCTTCAGTATAGATATTGTAACCAAAGTGTTTGTTGCGATAACCTAAATCCACACGCCATCTACCTATAGTTCGTTCATCCACACCATACTTTTCGTGTGTAGCTTTACGAGTGTGATGCTCATAGTATTGGCACACCTCATGCTTGAATGAGTTTGAATATCGTTTTTGTTTAGAATTTGCCATGTTTATATCTCCTCACATGAACGGTTGAATTATGCATTGGTTACAATGCGACTGATTAGATTGCTAACATCTTTGATCTCACCACTAGGCAGTTCTAGTTCAAACTCCATATCAGTATGACCAAAGTCTTCATCATCTTTTTGCAGACGATACACTATTTCATTGAGGCTAGTGCCTTCCTCATAGATAGGCAAGAGGCCACCTTCAGTCTCGTACCATCCATCCAATATAACTTTATGTGTCATCTTTCATCATCCCTTCACATATTCTACGATAACTTGTTATAATTACAACACGCCCATTATCATCATAAAGGACGTACTTATTGCCACGTTTTATTATTTTCATATATCCACCTTTACATCATTCACTCTTGGGGTTTCCCACACATCCACTTTGAACTCAGGCTCAGGATAAACAGAGCGCATTTCACTCACCAAGTCTGTTAAATTGTCGCCATTATTCCATTTATCTTTAGGCAATAAGGGCGTGTTTATCCTGAAATAATGGACGTAGGTATACTCATTTTGGCCTACAGTCCACCTACGTTCTAGCTTTCGTTTAGACACATTTATTCTGTACATATCACACCTCTATCTTTATGGTTTCAATAATGACATTACAGCCAGTGTCTTTCTCGGCATCATGTCTCGCATCATAGGCATCCCAGATACAATGGTGGTCTGAGTGTACCCATGCACCATCACCAGAATTGGTGACAATTACTACAAATAAATCCATACTTTACCCCTCTATTTCAAAACATAAATCAGTCACGCTTTCCCTAGTGACTGGCACAAAATAAGACGCACCATTAGCGTCAGTTTTCACAAGGTATTTCACGCCATCCAAGGTTACAAAGTAACCAAAGGACGCACCATACCTGTCCAGAAATTTATCCATACTTTACCTCTTTGTTAATTGGACACAATTATACCGTACTATTTCTAAGTAGATATAAGAAAACCCTCAACAAATTACATTGAGGGTTTATCCAATATTTACTTTAAGTTATTGATTAAGCAGCTTTTTTCTTGCTCACTGTAGCCCGTTGCGCTTGTAATGCTGCAATCATTGCTTCTAATTGATCAGGTCTGGCCGTTGCTTGTCTTACTGCCCATAGTGCAACGTCAAAAGCTTTAGGCTCAGTATCAGGGGTAAATGCTTTTTTCCAATTACTGCCACGCATAGACACTTGGCCAGCTACATCCGATAAAGCTTTAACAGCACTATTTGAAAGCTTGGCATTTTTAATCTTAATGGAAATAACTTTATTAGCTTTCGTTTTAATCTTTGCACCTATCCAAATTTTACCTGTTGTTACCCTAAGTTGACTAGTCAATGCTGTATCACCTCTATTGATTGAGGCGTTTATTGCTTTAACTAATGGTGTAGTATCACCTGTTTTAATAACATGATCTACAATAGATTTATAATATACGCCTAAGTTGATACCGTTTCCGATATTGTTTGAGAAATTCTTTACTACATTTTCAATAATTGAAGTCATTTTATTAGCTCCTATAAGTTAATGACAAAACGATTTTTACAAAAAGTAAAAACCATAATAGGCACAAGATAAAATATCCCATGCCTACAAGCTTTTCACTTTACTTACTTTTGAGCGGTTATCCATACTATTAAACCCTTGCTAATAGGTTTTAATAAGCTAATCACTTGCTATAAAATATTCTAATAAATTAGACGTTATAATTTTATAGCGCATTATTAACTAGGACTATATCTCTTTTTCATTTTCGCACTTTGCATTTGCTATGCGCTACCCTTTTAAAACCCTTGCTTTATTCTCAGGCATTTAAACTCTTATCAATCAATCTATATGATAGACGGATGTTTCATTTACTAGCATGACCAGTAAACTAGGTTTAACTATACCCTAAAAGATTAGGCTTATATTCGGTAGCTGATCCGTTACCATAAGATCAGGTTACTTTACTTTGTATGTATGGCTTGCCGCTAACTTCCTGACCAGTAACAAGGCTTGAAGTATTTAGCATATGATAACCTAGGGCTATCTACTATTGCGGTTCCAATTTTCAAATAACGTGGTCTTACTGGTAAGGGCTAATATTTCCGACTAATGCCAAGCCATGAACCCTGAATATCAGGTATTCTTTTATTGTAAATTGTTACGTTACGTCACTTTTATTTAGGTAAGCAGTTATGACCTAATTATTTTTTATATATAATATGTGTAATAACTGGCTAAAGAACAAAGATAGAACAAAAAGGGTTTATTTCGGGTACTTTATTTTCTGGAGGGTAGATAGCCTAAAAAGCTTTTACCCTACTCAGCGAGCAGTACAGAGCTTCTGAGCGTTTTGTTACCGTTCTGTTTACTGTTTGTTCTACTAATATAGTTTAACGTTAAACTACTTTTGAAATATAGTTTAATGGTAAACTACTTTATGTATTTTCGTTTAATGTTAAACCAAATATAAAACGTGATCACAAATTGAGGGGTATATTAAAATGTGATCACAAATGAGGGATAGGTTATACATGATTTAATGCTTTTTGTGATCACAAATTCAAAATGTTATATTATAACAGTGTGATATTGGTATTCTTAATAGTATATTGTGTAAAATACTTAATAAATACAGTATGTTAGACGACAAAAAGAGATATATTCAGATATTCAGATGTTTGAATATGTAGAAAATGGTATATCGGTATGGGACACTGGGGGTACCTACGTATATGTATACACAGAATGACAGAATTTAGGAAAATTAGGTTGTTAACCACATTGTTTTAAAGCTGTAACATTTGTAACAATTTGTGTATATACTGTAATATACTGTAACAAATTGTGTATTGGTGTTACATAAATTAATACTTGACAGCGGGGGCATTATGAGATATAATTATGTATACATAACGTATTACACAAAGCTTAACTTTACTCTTTTATTACTAATATAATTAAAGTTAATAGATACTAAGAGTTAAACTTAAAGTAATACTTAAAGTAATACTATAAGTACTGACGCATATTTAAACTTTTTTTCTGTCGTCCCTATAAAAGTACTTGCTTTTCCCAAAACTTAAAGTATAACTAGCAATGTCCAAGAAAAAAATGTATGCTTCGGATTCCGTTATAGAGGAATTTTACAAAGCACTAGCTGATAACAACGAATCAAAACTACGAAGAGTACATATACCACGTTCAGATGTATTCTATGTACGAGAAGCTATTCATCAAAACACAGGCTTTAGGTATACTCTAGACAGAGTAGAACGTGCTATGTATTTGGAGGGGCATCTTAATAAGCATGACGTGTTAGATCCTGATAGAAAAAGAGATTGGGAATAATGGTAGAGGAATACGACTTAGACAAGAACGGTAAACTAGATGCCGAAGAACGTGAGATCTATTTAGAAGATAGACGTAGAAAGATGGAAGATGAAGATGCCAAGCGTGATGCCCAACGCAACATGACTTGGTTTGCTTTATCTGGAATGGTGCTCTATCCTATGGGTATCTTTCTATGTACACTACTTGGCATGGATACAGCAGCGATGTTAATAGCAGATATTGCTAACATCTATGTCGTATCTGTATCAGCACTTGTTGGTGCATACTTTGGATTTAATGCAATAGGAAATAAAAAATGATACAAGGTTTAATTGGACCTATAGCAAATTTAGCAGGAACATGGTTAAATGGAAAAGTTGAAACAAAAGCTGCAGAGACTAAAGCAAAAGTTGCCAAAGCTGAAGCTGAGGCGCAGATTATGCTGTCTCGTGCAACCAGTGAGGCAGATTGGGAAAAGATTATGGCACAAGGTAGCCAATCTTCGTGGAAAGACGAGTGGCTAACTATTTTGTTTTCAATACCATTAATACTAGCCTTTTTACCTTTTGAATGGGCAGATGCAGCTGTAGCTAATGGCTTTGCTGCTTTGGAGACTATGCCTCAGTGGTATAGTTACACACTTGGAGTAATCGTAGCTGCCAGCTTTGGTGTAAGATCAGCTACTAAGTTTTTTGGAAAATAGATATGGCATTTAAATTAAGTAGACGTAGCCTTGACAGGCTAGAAGGTGTTGACGATAGAATGGTGGCAGTTGTTAAACATGCTATCACAGCAACTAACACTGACTTTGGAGTTATCCAAGGTATGAGAACTGTAGAACAACAAAAAGAATTAGTGGCAAAAGGTGCAAGTCAGACTATGAAGAGTAAGCACCTAGAAGGACTGGCAGTAGATCTGATGGCCTATATTAATGGTCGTGGCTCTTGGGAGCTAAACTTGTATGATGACTTGGCAGATGCTATGAAAGAAGGTGCAGACTTTGTCGGATGTAAAGTTCGTTGGGGTGCAGCTTGGCACATAGATAATATCGGTGACTACGAAGGATCTATGGAAGATGCAATGAATGAATATATTGATCTACGTAGGTCTCAGGGACGTAGACCTTTTATTGATGGACCACATTTTGAATTGATGGTGTAGATATGGCAACAACCAAAGACGTAGAACGTCTACCTAGTGGCAAACTAAAATATCGGGGTGAAACATTTCCGGGTTATAATAAACCAAAGAAAACTCCCGGTGGATCTAAAAAATCTGCTGTCCTTGCCAAGAAAGGCAAAGAGGTAAAGATTGTTCGTTTTGGTGATCCTAATATGAGTATTAAAAAAGATCAGCCGGGAAGACGTAAAAGTTTTAGGGCAAGACATAACTGTGATACAGCAACTGACAAGTTTACTGCACGTTACTGGTCTTGTAAGGCTTGGTAATGTGGATGGCTGTATTATTAATGTGTACAACTCCATCAGCATTATCCTGTCAAGTTGTAGCAAAGCCAGAGCCTTTTTATGTAGAGGAAGCCTGTAAACAAGAAACTATTATTATAACAAATGACTTAGTATCAAAAGGTATATACGCAGTACCAACATGCGTTAAAATCGGAACAAACTTATAGGAGTATAAAATGAAGAAGTTATTACTAGCAACTACATTAGTTGCAGGAACATCAGTGTCGGCTATGGATATTGGATATGGATTATCTGTTGGTGCCGAAACAGATATGAGTTATACAACAGGAACAGAAACATGGGAACTGGATGTTACCCCTAAACTAAGTATGGGTGCATACGGAGCCGCTCTTTCTGCTGAAACAACTGTAGATGTATTAGACATTAACAACGGTGATATCTTTACCGGTGTAGACTGGAAAGCTGAATATGCTTGGAAAGGTCTAACAACTTACACAGAAGTATCGTCAGATGCAGACTTTAAATTTGGTGATATTACAATGGGTGTAAAGTTTTCATTTTAATTAGGAGTTCCTAATGGCTAAGAAAAAAAGTACAGTAAATGCTGCTGGTAATTACACCAAACCGGGTCTCAGGAAAAGTATATTCAACAGAGTTAAAGCCGGTAGCAAAGGTGGCAAGCCCGGACAATGGTCTGCGAGAAAAGCGCAAATGGTTGCCAAACAATACAAAGCAAAAGGGGGAGGATACAAATGAGAAGGTATTTAAGGAGACTTTGGTGTGCCTTGACAAATCGTAAATGTAATCCAGATTGTGAGTGTTGTTAGGTGGCACTTTCTAAATCACAAAAAAGCCTAAAGTCTTGGACAAAACAAAAGTGGAGAACCAAAAGTGGTAAGCCTAGTGCTAAGACTGGTGAGCGTTATTTACCTACTGCGGCTATTAAGTCTCTTAGCAGTGCTGAGTATGCCGCTACAACCAGAGCTAAACGAAAAGGCACGAAGGCAGGTAAGCAGCATGTGGCTCAACCTAAGAAAATCGCAGAAAAGACAAAACGATTTAGAGCCGCTAAGGGTGGTCTTGCCCGACAAGCAGCTATAGCTATTAATATGAAAAAACGTGGTGTAAAACCAAAAGGTAAAAAGAAGTAATGGCTAAAGATCCTAAAGTAGGTACAGGTAAAAAACCTAAAGGTTCTGGTCGTAGATTATATACAGACGAAAACCCAAAAGACACAGTATCAATAAAGTTTGCTACTATAGCTGATGCAAAAGCTACTATAGCAAAAGTAAAAAAGATAAAAAAACCTTACGCAAGGAAGATTCAGATCTTGACAGTGGCCGAACAACGTGCTAAAGTAATGGGGAAAACTGCAATAGCTAGATTATTTAAAGAAGCTAAAGCAGACTTGCGAAGGAAACATAAAAAAGATGGCGTATCTAACAAGTAGCATTCCTCACTTTAAAGCGTGGGTTAGAAGAGAATATACAAAAAACTTAGAAGAGTATCATGGAGAGTTTTTACATTGCATGGTCATTGGTGTCACTACTATGCCAAACCGGACTCTCAGCTTTCAAGTTATTTTTACAGGCTGCGAGTCTGATGATAGTGATAGCCCCAATATACATGGTGGTGCGATGTGGGCTAGATTACCTCTTGTAGCTCTGGTGGCAGACACCCCCCTAGAAGATTGGCCAGAAGAGTTACCACCATATCTAGCTCAACCTTGGGATTGTATGTCGCACCACCACAGTGTGTATAAATTAGAAAGAGCAACTCCAGCTCCTTGGATTGCAAAGGTAGATGGAGAGTTCTACCCAGCTAAATATTATTTTACTGTAGACTACACAGACAGTGAAGTTGCAGATGACCCAGCGCAACACAAACAATCTCACGTATTAGAGTTGTTAGACGCTGGAGAATATACTGGTAACATGGTTGCGTTACCCAATAACAGAGTGAGAGTAACTCACCCAGCTTGGTTTGAAACAGGAGAAGGTGCTCCTGACTTTAGGCCAAATCAACATATATACAACTCGAAAGAACACGTAGACTATGTTTGGGATACGCAACGAGTTTTTAACAATCTATATAGTGAGGAAGAATCATGAAAATGAAGAAAAAAGGCTACGCAATGGGTGGCATGAAGAAAAAAGGTATGGCTAAAGGCGGTATGAAAAAGAAAGGTTATGCAGCCGGTGGTCTTAAAATGGTTAAGAATAAAGATGGAGATATGGTTCCATTTTATGCTGCCGATGGTAAAGGTAAGATGAACAAAGGTGGCATGATGAAAAAGAAAGGCATGGCTAAAGGTGGAGCCATGATGAAGAAAAAAGGTATGGCCAAGGGCGGTGCTATGAAGAAGAAAGCATACGCTAAAGGTGGTAGAGTTGCTATGTACAACCAAGGTGGTATGGTTAAGTCTACAGGTACAATGAATACAGGTATTAAGACTGCCAAAAATACTTACAAGTAAGGAACAGCAACATGGCTATGTCACTTAAAGACTATTTAAATAGTAAAATAAAAGCCAAAGGTTCTACGCTTACTAAAGAAAAAGCTAAGGCTAAAAACTATAAAAGTATAGCTGCAGCTAAAAAGGCTGGATCACTTTACTATACTAATAAAGATGGTAAAGTAATGGCAGCTGTCTATGCAGGTGATTTAAAAAAGGCTGCACCTAAACCAATACCAAGACCAAAGGTTAGACCTAAGAAAAAACCCGGACCTCTTCAAGGACCAACAAAAAATCGAGGAACTCTTGATGAAAAGGTGGAAGTAGATAAGGCTAATAAAAAACCTATGTCTACTGCTAAACTTACTAAAATGGTTTTAGTTGCATTAGGTCCAGCAGAAACTAAAAAATCTAAAACTAAAGTTAATAAGCCTAGAAATAAAGAAGCTCGTATAGCAGAATTAAAAGCAGAAATAAGAAAGTTACGTACAAAAATAGCTAATGCTAGAAAAAGAGGTACTAACGATAGACGTGCTGAAGCCCGTATTAGGGAGATTCAGGGTATTATTAAACGTATGCAAAAATAACAACACACAGGAGACACACACACATGAGTAATCCATATCAAATAAGAACAGATCTATTAGCAATGTCAAAAGAAATGTTAGACAAAGCTTATGATACACAACTACAATTAACTTATGCCGCAATGGAACAGTATAAAGAAAACTCTGAAGGCGCATTAAAAGCTTGGAAAGACTATGTTCCAAAGATGTACACACCAGAAGAAGTAAAAGCTCAAGCAGAAAAACTGTACGAGTTTGTTACAGATAAAGGCTAAATATGGCTACAACTGATACAGCAAAATATTTTACGGCAGCAAAAAATTTATCTGCTACAGCAGGTGGGGCGAGTGGTGATGTAATATACACTTGCCCTAATAATTTTGTTTCGTTAATTAAGTTTTTACTTATATCAAATGGTGCGACTGGTGCTAAAAAATATAGTATACAGTGGTATGAAGCAGCTACAACTACCTATCACAGTGTTGTAGATGAAGTTAGTTTAGCAGCAAGCACAAATGAAAAAGTTATTGAAGGTGGTGCGTATATTGCACTATCTGCAGGTGATAAAATTATAGGCTTTGAAGAAAGCAGTTCAGATTTTCAAGTAACACTATCTGGTGAAGAACATTATCAACCCACTTAATGCATAACGGGGTTGCATTATTATCTATAGTATGTTATAACTATTTGAATATAACTACTCCTGCCTAGTTAGGGCTAACATTTAAAAGGAGTAGAAAATGTTTAAAGCATATTGTAACAGAATTTTAGAAGCAATTCAAAAATCACAACAAAGACGAGCAGATTTTCAAACATTAATGAATTTATCTGAACGTGAACTCAAAGACTTAGGAATTGGTAAGTCTGAGATAAGAGAAAAAATCTATGGCGAGAGAACTCACTGAAAAACAACAGGCATTTTTAAACGCATTGTTTAATGAAGCTAGAGGCAATCCTGTTCAAGCTAAAAAGATTGCAGGATATGCCGATGGCGTGTCTACAACTTCTGTAATGGCTCCACTAAAAGAACAGATTGCAGAAAAAACTAGAGATTTTATTGCAACAAGTGGGCCACAAGCTGTGTGGTCCATGATGCATGTAATGGAAAACCCCACCGACTTGGGCAATAAAGAGAAAATGGCAGCAGCTAAGGACTTTTTAGATAGAGCTGGCTTTGTAAAAACAGAAAAAGTCGAAGTAAAATCCGAAAGCCCTTTATTTATTCTGCCACCGAAAGCAGATGAAGACTAAAACTTGGAAGTTACCTAAACCTGAGAAGGTAGATAACGAATATGAATGGGTTCCAGTAGTAAGAATAGGTAGAACAATACCTTTTGGTTACAAACAAGACCCAGAAGATCAGGATATTCTACTACCAATACCAGAAGAACTAGAACTTTTTGAAGAAGCTAAGAAACATTTAAAAAGATATAGTTATAGAGAAGTAGCTGCTTGGTTAAGTACAACCTCTGGTAGAATGATTTCTCATGTAGGTTTATTTAAAAGGGTAAAACTTGAGCAAAGACGTAAGAACGCAGCTTCAGTCCAAGATTTCTATGCCCAAAGGTACAAAGAGGCAGCAGAAAAGGCGGAGAAGCTCGAAAAAGAAAGAATTGGTGCAAGACGTAGAGTTGAAACCAGCGACTCCGATCAGCACACCGGACATTGAAGTAGAACAGGTACAAAGAGAAGTAATCTTTGAACCTAATCCCGGTCCACAAACAGACTTTCTAGCTTCAACAGAACAGGAAGTTTTGTATGGAGGATCTGCAGGTGGTGGTAAATCATATGCAATGGTTGCTGATCCTGTAAGATACTTAAACAATCCAAATGCTCGTATGCTTTTAGTACGTAGAAGCACCGAAGAGCTGAGGGAACTTATCTCTGTCTCTAAACAGTTATATCCTAAAGCAATTCCCGGTATCAAGTTTATGGAACGAGATAAGACTTGGGTAGCCCCTAGTGGAGCTACACTCTGGATGTCTTACCTTGATCGTGACGATGACGTTATGAGATATCAAGGGCAAGCATTTAACTGGATTGGTTTTGACGAATTAACGCAATGGCCTACACCCTATCCTTGGAATTATATGAGGTCACGTCTTCGTACAACCAAAGCTAGTGGGCTACCTTTATACATGAGAGCTACTAGTAACCCCGGTGGTCCCGGCCATCAATGGGTTAAAAAAACTTTTATAGACCCAGATACACCTAATAAATCTTTTTGGGCTACAGACTCAGATACCGGTGAAGTTATCTCTTGGCCTAAAGGTCACACTAAAGAAGGTGAACCGTTATTTAAACGTAGATTTATACCTGCTAACTTATTTGACAACCCTTACCTTGCAGATGATGGAATGTACGAAGCTAATCTTCTGTCGTTACCAGAACACCAACGCAGACAGTTGTTAGAAGGTGACTGGGATATAAATGAAGGTGCAGCATTTCCAGAGTTTAATCGAAAGATTCATGTTGTAGAACCTTTTGATATTCCAAATAACTGGCCTAAGTTTAGAGCGTGTGACTATGGTTATGGTTCTTATACCGGAGTTGTATGGATAGCAGTTGCACCTGATGAGCAGTTAATTGTATATCGTGAAATGTACGTCAGTAAAGTTCTTGCAACAGATCTAGCTGATATGATTTTAGAAACAGAGTCAGAAGAAAAAATACGTTATGGTGTTCTTGACTCTTCATTGTGGCACAAACGTGGAGACACTGGCCCAAGTCTAGCAGAACAGATGATTGTTCGTGGTTGTAGATGGAGACCAGCAGATAGGTCAAAAGGATCTCGTGTTTCAGGTAAAAATGAAATACACAGAAGACTGCAGGTAGATGAGTTTACAGAAGAACCTAGAATGATAATCTTCGATAGTTGTAAAAATTTAATTTCTCAATTACCGGCTATACCTTTAGATAAAAATAATCCAGAGGATGTAGATACAAAATCAGAAGACCACCTTTATGATGCTTTAAGGTATGGTGTTATGACAAGACCAAAAAGTAGTTTGTTTGATTATACACCTGTTTCAAACACAGGGTTTCAAGCTAGTGATACAACCTTTGGATACTAATGTAATAGTAACTTGTCCTAAGTGTTCAATAATTTATGACACAGATAAGTTTGAGTATTGCCCTAGATGTCGAGAACAATACGATTTTGATAACGGGCCTTGGAAAAATAACGAATGAAAACTTTTGTAGTTGTTGTAAGTATATGGGGTAATAATGGTACTGACTGGGTGTATACCGGCAATCAGTATGTTATGAACCAACTGTTTACAAAAGAACAATGTGAACAAATTGTTGATAGTTCTAACTGGAATAAGTTTAAAGAAAACAAATACTACGATTTACAGTTTGACTGTTTTAATGAGGATAATCAATAATGGCAGAAGAAGACGAAACTTTTGAAAACGAAATGGCAATGGACTCTATAGAAAGTCAAGCTATTGAAGATGTGGAAAAGGAAACATATTCAGATCCATTAACAGGAAACATTATTGGTTTAGTTAAGGATCGTTATAATAAAGCTTCTACAGCTCGTGAGACAGAAGAGCAGCGTTGGGTAAAAGCTTACAGAAACTATCGTGGATTGTACGGACCTGATGTACAATTTACTTCTACAGAAAAATCTCAGGTATTTGTTAAAGTTACAAAAACAAAAGTACTTGCAGCTTACGGTCAGATTGTAGATGTACTATTCGGAAACAACAAGTTTCCTATATCTATTGACCCAACAACTTTACCAGAAGGTGCAGCAGAATCTGTACACTTCGAGTCTAATGATAAGATGAGTGAGGCTAAACAGGAGTTTGGCCCAGAAGAAACTAAACTTAGACCCGGTGAAACTATCGTAGATCTACGTGAACGTTTAGCTAGTGTTGAAAAACAACTATCACCAGTCGTAGATAAACTAGAAGAGGGTGAAGGTAAAACACCTACAGAAATTACAATACATCCAGCAATGGTCTCAGCTAAAAAAATGGAAAAGAAAATCCATGATCAGCTAGAAGAGTCTGGTGCAAACAAACAGTTACGTGTAGCTGCTTTTGAAACATCTTTGTTTGGCACTGGAGTTATGAAAGGTCCGTTTGCTGTAGACAAAGAATATCCTAATTGGAATGAAGAAGGTGAGTATTCACCTACATTTAAAACAGTACCACAAACTTCTTCTGTATCTATCTGGAATTTCTATCCAGATCCAGATGCAGCTAACATGGACGAGGCCGAGTACGTAGTAGAGAGACACAAGATGTCTCGATCTCAAATGCGTTCTCTAAAAAATCGTCCTTTCTTCCGTGAGAATGCCATCGACACTGCAATATCTATGGGTGAGTCTTATACCAAGGAGTGGTGGGAGCAAGTCATGGAAGATGATGCTCAAGAATCTAGATCCGAAAGGTTTGAAGTTCTTGAGTTCTGGGGGAACGTTGATACTGATGTCTTAGAAGGACATGATGTAGACATTCCAGATGATCTAAAAGATATGGAGCAAGTCTCCGTAAACATTTGGATATGTAATGGTCAAGTTCTCAGACTTGTCATGAATCCGTTCACCCCATCTATTATACCTTACTATGCAGTTCCATATGAGGTAAATCCATACAATATGTTTGGCGTTGGTCTAGCAGAAAACATGGACGATACACAAACACTTATGAATGGTTTTATGCGTATGGCAGTTGATAACGCTGCACTGTCGGGTAACATGCTCATCGAGGTTGATGAGACAAACTTGGTTCCCGGTCAAGACTTGTCGGTATACCCCGGCAAAGTTTTCCGCAGACAGGGCGGTGCTCCGGGTCAAGCAATCTTTGGAACTAAGTTTCCAAACGTATCAAGTGAAAACATGCAGATGTTTGATAAAGCGAGGGTACTAGCAGATGAATCGACAGGTTTCCCATCTTTTGCTCATGGTCAAACAGGAGTTCAAGGAGTGGGGCGTACTGCTTCTGGAATCAGTATGCTTATGTCTGCTGCTAACGGCAGCATACGTAATGTTATCAAAAATGTGGATGATTATCTACTAGGTCCAATAGCAAAAGCATTCTACCACTTTAACATGCAGTTTGACTTTGATGAGGAAATTAAAGGTGACTTAGATGTAAAAGCTCGTGGTACTGAAAGTTTAATGGCTAATGAAGTACGTAGTCAGAGACTGATGCAGTTCTTACAAGTTGTACAAAATCCAGTACTAGCACCGTTTGCTAAGATGGATTATATCATTCGTGAGATTGCCAAGGCTATGGATCTTGACCCAGACAAGTTGGTAAACTCTATGTCTGATGCTGCAGTACAAGCAGAGATACTGAAGAAGTTTCAAGAAGCAAACCCACCAGAACCACAGCAACAACCCCAAGTTGGACCTGATGGACAGCCAGTAGCTCCACAGGGGCAAGGAGCAGCTCCACAAGTAGGGGATACTGCTGGAGGTGGGGGAGGTAATATAGGTATAGGTACAGCACCTCAGCCGGGAGAACAAGGCTTCTCAGCTAATACTGGACAACAGGGTGCTGCATGAGCCTAAAATTAGTAGTTAATAATAAACCTCAATGGGATGCAATGCTCGATGAGTTTAATATCCGTATTGCATTTGCTTACCGACAATTAGAACAACGAACAGAACTTGAAGAGATCTATAGACTTCAAGGAGAAATTCGTGCATTAAAATCTTTAGCTATGCTTAGGGATAGAGTAAACAAAGATGGCGACTAATACATCTCTTAGACCACGTATAAGACCTGACATTGATAAACAGATGACAGAAAGTTTACGTCCTAAGTCAAGAGAAGAAGGTTTAAAAGAAAAACTAAATAGGAAAGCAGAAAGAAATAGGCAAACAAAAGAGTTTGCTGATCTTGAATATAGAGCTGAACTAGAGCCACAACTTTCTTGGAACCCTATAGCTAGACTTGGTTACGATCCTGATAAACACAAAGTTATAAAAACAAGATTAAATATACCTGCTGCATATTATGAAAGAGCAGGTAACTTAGGGGAGGATGCACTAAAAAGAGGTGTAATTTCTGCTGAAGAGGCTGCAAAATTTAAAGATGATAATATAGTAACAGGTTCAAATGTATCTGTCCCTCCCATAATTTCTCATGAGTTTACTGAAAGAGGTTTTACTTTATTAAGAAAAAAACGAAATGAAGACCCTAAAGCTTTTGATAAAAAATATGGAGATGCAGCTGGTAAAATTTTAAAGTTTATTGAATCAGGAAATATTGATCAAGAATATTATATAGAACTTTTTGATGATTTAAATACTAGATTTAATACAAGCTATCAAGGTGTGAGTAAAGATTTTGAAGATTTTCCTAAAAATACAATAAGAGATACAGTTCAAAGTTCTTATTTTTCACCAAGAATAGATTTTGCAGAATATAAATTAGGAAGAGGCATAAGTGAAGAAGATCGAAATAAACGTATAAGGCAGATAGAAGAGTTTCAAAAAAAGAAATTAAAGAGAAGAGAAAAAGGTAAACCGCCTAGAAAAGAATACGGTAGTAAAGATCTTGATCATGGTATCTTTGGGTTAATGGATGCAGCTCAAGATATACTTACTGAACAAGGTGAGCCACCTAAATTTAAAAAAGAAAGTTTAAACTTCTTTCAAAGAGCTGCTAACTTTTTTAAAGATAAACTAGGGTTTGATGAAGGTGGACTAGCAGAAGAAAAAGAATTTGAGATTAATAGCTACGAAGTAGATGGTAAAGAAATGTTAGCTATTGATTTTAAAGATGGTAAAAGAATATTTGAAAATCAAATACATCAAATGTTTGAGCTAAATAAAACTGCACCTATGACAAACCCTAAAATTATAGATGATACGATCATTAATTTTTTAAGAAAAAACAACCCTACTAGGGATGAATTTATAAAACATTTTACAACGAAGAGAGTTGCCGAAGGAGGCATGATTATGAAAGATCAAATGGAAATGGCCTTTATGCAAGAAGGTGGTTTAAAAGATGACGGTATGGATGTAGATCCAGTATCAGGTAACGAAATACCTCCGGGTTCTATGGCTAGTGAGGTTCGAGATGATATACCGGCTCAACTATCTGAAGGCGAGTATGTAGTTCCTGCTGATGTCGTACAATACTTTGGTGTAAAGTTTTTTGAAGATTTAAGAATGGAAGCTAAAAGAGGTTTAGCTGACATGGAGTCTAATGGTAGAATAGGTGGAGAGCCTATAGATATGCCAAGAGATATGCCGATGGATGATACACCTACAGTCGCAGTAAGCACTGGAGGATACATTGATGGTATACCAGCAGCAGAATATAATGTTGGCGGTATGGCTTCTAACTTGTACAACAATCCTACTCAGATGGATCAGGAAGTAAACAACATTATTTCTACTATATACAATAATCCACAGGTTATGGATGAACTAGCAAGACGTGGTATTCAAGTTAATCGTACTCAGGCTCAGATGATGCCACAACAAATGAATCAAGCTAATCCACCTTCAGAAGCACGTATGGGTATGAATCCCGGTGGATTAACTTCTAATGAAACTACAGCTAGAGATTATGTTACTAGCCCAACAATTCCCGGATCATCATATTTAACTCCCGGAGCTAGTTCTATTTATGCATCTCCACCCGAATTAACAACATCAGCTGCAGCTTCAAATATGCCTTCAGTTGAATATTGTAACTCTATAGATATGGATTATAATCCATCAACTAAAATGTGTGTACCTAGAGAAATGGCACAAACACCACAACAAACAAGTGGTGGAAGTGATGATGACGGTCCAGAACCACCTAAACCAGAACCTTGGTTTAATAATGTAAACTGGGAAGATCCTACGGCTCAAATGGATTCTTTCTTTGGTAAAGAAGGTAGGGTAGGTTCAGCTATAGCAGGTGTAGCTGGAAGCATGATTGGTGGTCCATTAGTTGGTGGAGCTTTAACTTTTGGTGCTCAGGTAAGTAACCTTGCACAAGCAAGAGCTATGGCAAATGTTTATGATGCTATGGGTATGAGTAAAGAAGCTCAAGACATTAGGGATAAAGTTAACGGTATAACTGAACAAAATAAAGCTTTAGGTATAGCAGATGATACTATTAATAAGTTTGTTGGATCTGACGGAGATATGCTTACAATATCAGCTATGAAAGCTGCAGGTATAGATGTTCCTAGAGGACTTCGTGATGACGAACTTCAAGACTACTTAAAAGATTTAAGTGATGAGTCAAGAAAAGCACTACGAAATAAATATGCACCTAACTATAAAGATCCAGTTGTAACTCCAACAAAAGATGATGATAAAGATGATGGCCCCGGATCAACACCAAAACCAGATGATAATGACGATTTTATTAAAAGTGTAATAAAAGATCCTGAATCTTTCTTACCACCTAGCACAGTAGATAGTTCTGGGTCTGGTTCTACTAATCCCGGAGACAGAGGATTTACTCCCGGTGCTCCTGAACCTAAACCTGAACCTAAACCATCATCAATATATGATGATGATAAAGCAGGTGATTATGATGATGACTCAACAGGTATTAACAAAGGCGGCTTGATGTCAAAGAAAAAGAAAAAGAAAAAATAATATCCGAATAACTATAAGGCTACCCAGCAATAACGCTGGCCCCAACATAAGGAGAATAAAATGCCTGAACTACAAGCAGTAGAAACCCCAAAGACTGCCGGTTTTGTACAACGTGGAAGTAACTATGCACGTAAACAGGAACGGTTAAAAAAAGAAGAAGAAGAAATTGCTAGACTAGAGGCACAACAACGTGGTGAAAAAGTTGAAGAGAATGAACCCGATGGCGAAGGATCTGAGACAACCGAAGTACAAGCCACAGGTGATACCGAACAAAAAGAAACCGACATTAAAGAAGAAGCACAAGAAGATGATTCTAACTTAAGTCGTGAAGAAAAGTCTTTTAAGAAACGCTACGGTGATCTTAGACGACATATGTCGGAAAAAGAAAAAGAGTGGAACGATAAGTTAGAAGCACTCGAAAAAAGAATGAAGGGTGAATCTATTATACCACCCAAGTCAGATGAAGACATCGAGCAATGGGCAAAAGAATACCCAGATGTAGCAGGAATAGTAGAAACTATTGCAGCTAGAAAAGCTCAAGAGATGTATAAGAAAGCTGAATCACGTTTAGCTGAGTTAGATGAAATACAATATGAAGCTAATCGTAAATCAGCAGAAGCAACAATTCGTGAAACACATCCAGACTTTGATACACTACGTAAAGCAGATGAGTTTCATGATTGGGCAGAAGCACAACCTAAATGGGTTCAGGATGCAATCTATGAAAATGCAGATGATCCAGCTTCTGTAATACGAGTTATTGATCTGTACAAGGTCGATAAAGGACTTACTAAAACTGCAAAGAAAGCAGACAAGAAAGCTGCTGCATCTTTGGTAAGCAAAGGTTCAAAGGCTACTGTAGACACAGACGAATCTTCTACTCAAATACGAGAGTCTGAAGTTGCAAAGATGTCTGCAAAAGAATTTGAAAAACGTCAAGATGATATCAATAAAGCTATGCGTAATGGTAAATTCATCTATGATGTAACAGGTAATGCACGATAGGTGTTGACAAAACAAAACCTTAGTGTATAACTAGGAGTATTTAAAGAGCCTCCCATCCGGGACTACCTCTCTTACTCTCACTAAAAACTTAAACACAAATGGGAACTACCTAGACAAGTACAGGCCCGTAAGGTTAACGGTTGGCCGACTGTTAGCCTAACGCACCCTAGAAAACGTTTAGCCTCTTATTACGGTTGTTTGGGTTCCTTAACTTGAAACGCCAATAATATTCTAAGGAGAAGAAAAATGGCATTTACATCCGCATCGGGTTACGGAAACCTACCTAACGGTAATTTTTCATCCGTAATCTATTCTAAGAAGGTACAGCTTGCTTTTCGCAAGTCTACCGTTGCTGGTGATATCACTAACTCTGATTATTTTGGAGAGATTGCTGCTCAAGGCGATACAGTGAAAATCATCAAAGAACCTGAAATCTCAGTTAGCTCTTATGCTCGTGGTACAACAATCACTGCACAAGATCTTGACGATGAAGATTTCTCACTTGTTGTTGATAAGTCAAACTATTTTGCCTTTAAAATTGATGACATTGAAGAAGCTCACTCACATGTGAACTTCATGGACTTGGCTACAAACCGAGCCGCATATCGTTTATCTGATCAGTATGACCAAGAAGTTCTTGGCTACTTGTCAGGTTTTAAACAGTCTGCTCTACATGCTAAAGCTGACACTGTAAACGATCAAGTAAATGGTACTAAAGCAGTAAACACTGCAGGTTCAGACGAATTGCTTTCAAGCATGAAGCTGAAAAAAGGTGACTTTGGCAACATCACAACAACTTCTGCTGGCGATCATTCGATTCCACTAGCAGCACGTTTGCCAGGTGCATCAGCATTACCAACAGCAACAGCTTCACCAGCAATGGTTGTAGCTAGAATGGCTCGTTTGTTGGATCAACAACAAGTTGATACACAAGGTCGTTGGTTAGTTGTTGACCCAGTATTCATGGAAATTCTTCGTGACGAAGACTCACGTCTTCTTAACGCAGACTTCGGTGAATCAGGTGGACTACGTAATGGTCTTGTCTTGAATAACTTCCACGGCTTCCGTGTATATACTTCAAGCAACCTACCAGCCGTTGGCACAGGTGCTGGCACAACTGGTTCTGCAAACCAAAACGCTAACTTCGGTGTTATTGTTGCAGGACATGATTCTGCTGTCGCAACTGCGGAGCAAATCAACAAAACTGAAACATATCGTGACCCTGACAGCTTTGCTGACATTGTTCGTGGTATGCATCTATATGGTAGAAAGATTCTTCGTCCTGAAGCTATCGTAACTGCCAAATATAACGCAGCGTAAGGGGGGATTGAATTATGGCTACTATTTCTATGAGCACAAACTCAGCCTCTACTTCCAACAATGGCGGTACTGGCAACAAGCAGCTTCGTGGCAGCTTAGTTACTATACAAAACGATATAGATCTTGCAGATGCTATATTACAAAACGGTGGTACTGCATTAGCAGCCAATGATATCATTGAGGCTCTTGCTGTTCCTGCCAACACGTTAATCCTACACGCAGGTTTTGAAGTTGTAACTGCAATGGCAGGTACTACTACAGACTCTTCGATCCACGTAGGG